CACATATATACAATTTAATTTACCCCAAAGTTATTTTTTAAAATCTTCATATCATTTTTCCCCAAATTAAGAGTCCTTATTTTCATTTAGAAAAGAGGACTTTATATAATGGGGGGTTATGATGAAACAGAATATACTAAACGGAGCTGCAGCCGTAATAGGTGCACTTGTGTCATACTTTTTTGGGGGGTGGACTCCGTTGCTTGGCCTCTTCTTCTTTGTGATTGTGCTCGATTATATGTCGGGGCTGGGTGCGGCTGTCATCAGTGGACAGGGCCTATCTTCTTCAATAGGGTTTAAGGGATTAATTAAAAAATTTGCTATTGTTGCAGTAGTTGCATTGTCACATCAGCTAGACTTAGTGCTTGGAACGAGTGTAATTTTATATGGCTCTATCTATTTCTTTATATGTAATGAATTAATAAGTATAGTAGAAAATTATGGAAGAATGGGTTTACCACTTCCACCGCAATTAAAAAGAATAATACATGTTTTGAAGCAGAAAGGAGAATAAGGTGAAGTATAAAATTTGGAATGGAACAGATACTCTAATAACTCCCATTGGTGAAGTTCTTACAGCAGAACAGGTAAAAGCAAAGTATCCTGCAGCAGCTATGAATAATATGAAATATATCATATGTGACGCCCCAATCTCATTAGGTGTATTTATGGAATTTTATCAGACAAAAGATATGTATAAAAGATTAGGTGCACCAATTACAGATGGTATGACAGATCAAGAAGTACTTGATGCTATTTCTTATTTTGAAGAAAATCCCCCAGCCCCTGAACCAAGTGCTGAAGAAAGAATTGCGGCATCTCTAGAGTTTCAATCTATGATGATGTTATAGGAGGATTTATATGGATTTTGAAATGATTAAAAGAAACTATGATAGAAAACTATGGAACAAAATAATGGTTGGCAAGGCCGTTGAGAAAGGCGTAATTACTGCGTCCCAGTATCAAGAGATAACAGGCGAAGCTTATGTATCTTAGACCAGAAGATTTAGACCTACTAATCGAGGTAGGTAAAGCACCTTCTCAAATAAAACCAGATGATGCTATATATTATCAGAATTGTCTTTTTGCTGGCTTAGACAAAGCTAATAAGTATTGGCCTATAGGTCATGTTATAAAGGATGGTAAATATTACCAGAAGTATTATAAAGAACTTCCATGGTCAGCCTTTATCATTCCTTTTGAAGGTAGACCCTATGTGGGTCAAATTCAGGGGACAGATTATAAGCTAGCATTTCTTTCGACACCTGGGATTAAGAAAGATGGAAAAGTATTTATAAATTCAAAGGCAGAAAACACAGCGCCTGATATATTGAGAGCCACAAAACGTTCTGCTATAGGAGTGCTTCCTGATGGAACTATTCGCTTATATACAACACACGATAATATAACACTCACAGAGCTAGCTAATAGAATGTCAGATTGTATAGATATTCTGAACCTAGATGGGGGCGGATCTGTCAGCCCAACAAGTGGATGGGAACGCCCTACTTCATCAGCACTAATAGTGCGGAAAGGACTACCCATGACAATAAAACATTTTGAAACATATGATAGACTCACATCGCCTTTTGCTGAGCGCGTTCATCCTATTACAGGGAAAAAGCATTTTCATACAGGAATAGATCTTGTAAAACAACATAAAGGTGAAGTATATGCAACAGCTCCTGGTGACGTGCTTTTTGCAGCGTTTGCACAAACAGGCACTGGCTTAGGCGGATTTGGCAATACTGTGTGCGTCCTTGACAAGAACAAACATGTTCATATTTATGCTCACTTAGATAGTATTGTTGCTCGCCTAGATCAAAAAGTAGATAAGGGTACATTGCTAGGCTATCAGGGCAATACAGGCCAATCTGCTGGGTCCCATCTTCATTATGAAATACGGTCGAAGTCAAGTCCTAGTTTTGGCTGGAAATTTCATGTAGACCCTCTTAAATACTTGGACAAATATTGGGCCGAAGTTGAGGCAGAAGAAGCAGCCAAGAAAAAAGATTGGCGCCAAGATGGGTTAGAATTCTTGCAAAAAAACTACGGTATTTCTGCTGATTGGAAAGCAACAGACCCAGTTGATATGGGAACTCTAGGAATCATTTTGAGTAGGAGGAAATAATTTATATGCAAAATCGCCTAAAAAATTATGGCCTTTGGACATCTCTAGCCGCACTCGTATTTATGATTCTTCAGAATTCTGGTGTAAATATTTTACCAGAAGATTGGAACTCTTATGTAAATTCAATTTTAGGTATTTTAATTTTACTAGGAATTGTTAATAATCCAGATACAGAAAACCATGGATTTCAAGACGATAAAGCCCCTTAATAGGGGCTTTATTTTTTTCTTGACAGATGCCCTAAATTATGGTATAATTATATTATATAAAAGAAAAAGGTGATATGTATGAGAAACTTTACCATTTCCAAATTTTTATGCACAGTATGTAGTAATGAAACATTTCTTCCACGTAAAGCTTCTCAGCAACGCGAACGAAATCATTTAAAGAAGATTTATTGTATTAAATGTCGAGATGAAATAAATCATATCGAAAAGAGGGAATTTGATTGGGAGGCAAAAAGCGTATGAGGCGTAGATTCTATTATGATAAAGATATGGGTGTTGCACGAGTAGTTCTAAATAAAAAAGGCATTACAGCGTGGGGTGTTGCGCGACTACATCCAGATGACCAAGATTATGGAAGCGAATACACAGGCTTAGGAATCGCTGAGATGCGTGCACAAAAAGATTTTTTACAAAAGCGTGCAAGGCTTAAGCGAAAAGAATATAAGCGATTGCTAGCTAGGGCTGAATATTATAAAAGCCTATATGAATCAGATTTTGAGCGAGCTAAAGAATTAGATGAGGCTATTGGACAATTTATTCAGGACAAGGCTGATCTACATCAAAAACTTAGAAATCCACAAAAACGCACAGAATGGAAATCATTGCCAGATAATTTTTTTGATGGAGCTGAATTAGATGGAAACACTGCTAGAGCGCTGGAGTAAGGCTGAAGAAGAAATGAAAGTCTACGATACACAACTACAAAGAATTTCACAAACACCCCTATTTCAAGATATGCTACTTAATAAAGCCCCAAAAATTTCAGACCCTAAATCACAACTATTCAACAATCTGCCCAAGGTGGTGCGTCGAACTCGTGTTTCAAATAGAAAAACTAAAAAATAAAACTTATATTGTCTATAATAAAAATTATAGATTTAAAGAAGATTGGACATTACAAGCCCACTTATTAGGAATTAATAAAGCTCTCGATTGGATTGCGTTCGTTGATACAGCTTATCCTCAGCAAGTTAAAGTTAATAGAGAAACTTATATATGTGATATTGATAAAGTTTTTCGTGGGCAAGCAGGACTCCGCCTAGAGTTTTTAAATGAAGAGTCGGCCCAAAACTATTGTAATAAACTGAATGAGGTATACGCAAAATGAAAACAATAGTTCTTGTAACAGGTGGTTTTGACCCTATTCATTCGGGACATATAGCTTATTTCAATGCGGCAAAAGCATTGGGAGACTTTTTAGTAGTTGGAATAAATAGTGATGAATGGCTTACACGAAAAAAGGGTAAGCCTTTTTTAACTTGGGATGAGCGAGAATCTGTTATTTCTAATTTAAGAATGGTTGATTTGGTTTTACATTTTGACGATACAGATAATTCAGCAAAAGATGCTATTATAAAGGTAAGAAAACTATTTACAACTAAGCACATTATATTCGCCAATGGTGGCGATCGAACAAAAGATAATATACCAGAAATGTCAATAAAAGACGATAATTTAACTTTTAAGTTTGCAGTTGGTGGAGACTACAAGAAGAATAGTTCAAGTTGGATTCTGGAGAAATGGAGTGCTAAATGATTAATCTAGATTGGGTTTATATAATTTGTTCTGAAAAATTTGAAAAAGAACGATACGATAATTGGGCTAATTGGCTATCAACTAATAGTATAAAAGGCAGCATTGAGTTTTATAAATGGGGCACTGAGCTATCAGAAGATGAAGTAAATCAATACGTAGTAAGAGATGGGACATTAGAATCATTATATCCATGGAGAACTGGCTACCCAATTAGAAATTCAGAAGCTTCTATTGCAATAAATTTTTTAAAGGTATTTGAAGATGCATATAATAAGAGCTATGATAAAATTTTAATTTTAGAAAGTGATGTAATTCTTCACCCTAATTTTATTTTAATTATGAATGAAATTATGAGGACAGTCCAAGACGTTGACTTTAATTGCATTTCTATTGGTTGTGGTATGGGGCTTAGATTGCAGTCAGATGGTCAGCAAGTTATATTATCCCCAGTTGATCAATTTAGATGCGCTGATAGTCTAATATTCAATCGAACAGCTATAAAACATTTTCATGAGAACTTGAAGCAAATTAAATTACCTATTGATGAAGAATTTACAAATGCAGTAAGAAATAATAAAGTTGCAGTATTTTGGCTTGAGCCCCCAATCGCAATTCAAGGCTCGCAAGTTATTGGAAATGAAAGCTCTGTTCAATATGGAAATCCCTATAACTTACAAGTGCCTTGGAGATAAACATGAACATACAACCTTTTATATTTAATTGGCGAGGCCAATATGAAAAAACTTGTAAAATTGAATCTGATTTAAAGAATATTTTTGATAAGGTAACTGTCATAAATAGCGATGATAATAATAAAAAAGACGAATGGGTAAATATAGGTGAAGAATCTTACTTTGCTCATCAATTTTTAAAAGCAATTGAATTATTTGATGGAGATATATTTTTTCATATTCAAGGTGATATTACTTTTGATAAGTGGCAGGATTTAGTAAAAGATGGAATAAAATATTTTGATGAATTTGGATGGGGTATTTATGCGCCCAACGTAGACTATACTTGGTACAGCGCAAATAATGCAGATGTAAATACAATACAATTCAAACAATACGAGAATTTAAAAGTTGTATCAAATCCAGACTGTACAGTATGGATGATACATAAAGATGTATTAAGTATTTTGAAAAATGCTGTGCCACAATTAACTCATTTAAAATATGGTTGGGGCCTCGATCTTTTATTATGTGCCAATTCTTTTTTACAAAAAAGATTGGTTATAAGAGATTATAATTATACAGTTCAGCACCCCCAAGGCACTGGTTATGCACAAGAAGAAGCATATAAAGAAATGCAATATCTTATTGAAAAGTGCGATCAGAACTTACAAACCACTATTCATACTATAAGATTTTATAAAGATGAATTAGTCCATTATTTTGGAGGTTAAAATGAACATCTCTTATATTGATATGTGGCCAGGCTTCGATGTACATTCTAACTGGTTTAATCTAGTTTTTAAAGACTTATTGAATGATAAAGAGATTAACTTTAATTCCTCTCCAGAAGAAGCAGATTTAATACTTGGTGCTACATTCGGAAAAAGAATTGAATCTGTAAAAAATGACAAGGCAATAAAAATATTTTATACAGGTGAAAATAAATCTCCTAATCTAATTAACTATGACTACTCTTTATCTTTTGACTTTGATACACACGATGGAAGAAACTTTAGACTTCCTCATTGGTATTTATATATTAATTGGTGGGATGAGCCTAATTTTATTCATGCAGAAATAAAGAAGTCTGACCTATTGTATCAATGGGATGTGGATGAGGTTTGGAATAGACCATACTTTTGTAGCATTGTTATTGGTAATCCTGTTCCCAATAGATTAGAAGTTGCAAATAAATTGAATCAGTATAAACCTGTATATGGATTTGGCTCTGTATTTAACAATCCATTTGCGGGTTCCAAAATTGAATTGTTGAAAAATTTTAGATTCAATATTTGCTTTGAAAATGCACTTTCAAATGGCTATATAACAGAAAAGGTTCTTGAGGCTAAAGTTGCTGGTACAGTTCCACTATATTTTGGACACGATTCTGTGAGAAAAGATTTCAATAGTTTGAGCTTTATAAATTATAAAAATTTTTTAGATTTAGAAAATTTTTATAAATATATAGACTATCTTGAAAAAAATAAAGATTCATTCGCAAGAATTGTTCGTGAATTTGTATTTGACGATATGCCAACACTAGGCCCTCTATATGACTTTTTAAGGAAAATTTTAATCTCAAGAGGTATTATATGAGCAATAATTTTTTTGAAATAAACACACTTATTTCAAATTGGATAAAAGAAAATAAATCTTTTTCTATAGTAAGAATTGATAATACGGTAGGCCATGTTTTATCCTTTCAAGATATGGGGGCTAGACCCTTTGAATCTATTTGGAATACTAGTGTTCTTGTTGAGGCTGGAATATATCCTCCAACAATGGAATATGCTTATCAAAAAGTATTGCCAAAAGTTTTAGATGCTGCATTAAAATCTGATATTCTAGGTTTTGTTGATGTGGGCGAAGAATTAAGGCACAATCATAGATTCTTAGAAAAATTTAAAGATAAGCCAGTTTTTTTTACTGGCGATAGTTATCATGTGTTAGACCCAGGGTGTCTTCTTCTTGGGGCAAAATTTGGCAAACCAGAAGAACCTTGGACAAAAAATTTGAAGGACAAAAAGGTACTGGTCATAAGTCCACACTACGAAAGCATACTTAGACAATGGGAAAAGATTGATTTAGTATGGGGTGAGAATAAAAATAACATAGTTCCTTTTGAATTGGTGGATTGTATTAGAGCGCCACTTCATCCCTTATTAGATGATAGACAATATCCTAATTGTAACTCATGGGAAGATACTGTTGAATATATAAAAGCCAAAATTCAAACGTATGACTACGATATTCTTCTTTCAGCAGTATCTCAACAATCTGCATTATATGCTAATTTTGCAAAAGAAAATGGTAAGGTTGGGATTCAAACAGGTGGTATATTGCAATTATTTTTTGGTATAAAAGGTAATAGATGGATGAATCATGAAATTTATTTTGGTTGGCACGAAATGATGAACGAACATTGGATATATCCTTTGCAAATAGATGAGCCACAAAGAAAAAATCAATATAGTTCTCTGGAGACAAATTATGCATATTGGAGATAGTAAATTAAATAATATTTTAAATTTAATACAAGAGTATATAGAAGAAAAACAAGCTACAAAAACTTGGACTGCTGGAAAAGATTATGTTAACTATGCAGGTTCGTACTTTGACCACTCTGAATATGTGGCCGCAGTCCAAAGTTTATTAAATGGTTGGCTGGTGATGGGTTCAGATTCTCTAAAATTTGAAAGTAAGTTTCCTAGATTTTTTGATAAGAGCTATGGAATACTGACAAATAGTGGATCGAGTGCCAATCTACTCATGATGACAAGTCTTACAAGTAAAAATGGACATAATTTTCCCAAAGGAACAAAAGTTCTTGTGCCTGTTGCTGGATTTCCCACAACATTGAATCCTATTCTACAAGTTGGATTTGAACCTATATTTGTAGATATAGAACTAGAAACTTTAAATATAGATTTAGATCAAGCTGAAAAAGCTCTACAAGAAAATGATATTAAAGTAATTACATTTGCTCATGTTTTAGGTAATCCGCCGAATATGAATCGCGTCATGGATCTGGTAAAAAAATACAACTTAATTTTATTAGAAGATTGCTGTGATGCACTTGGCTCAACATTTCAAGGTAAGCCATTGGGAAGCTTTGGAGAGATGGCCTCCTGTAGTTTCTATCCCGCACATCATATTACAATGGGCGAAGGTGGCTTTGTTTCGTGTAATACAAAAGAGCAAGAAACCATTCTAAGAAGTTTTAGAGAATGGGGTCGTGGTTGTTATTGCGTAGGACCAAAAGCAAATACTTTAAAATGTGGAACATGTAATAAGAGATTTAGCAACTGGCTACCATCAATGCCCAATGAAATATTTGACCATAAATATGTATATGAAGAAATTGGATACAATCTAAAGCCAATCGAACTTCAGGCCTCTATGGGATTACAGCAGTTGGAAAAATTAGAAACAATAACAAATTTAAGAATTAGAAATTACAACTTACTTTTTGCTATATATGAAAAATATGAGGATTTTTTCTTTCTACCAAAAGCTACAAATGGCAGTGTTCCCAGCTGGTTTGCTTTTCCACTTACTATAAAAGATGTAGCACCTTTTTCTAGGGCAAAGTATATTGACTTCTTAGAAGATAAAAAAATTCAAACTAGACCATATTTTGCAGGTAACATTATGTTGCAACCAGCGTATGCTGATATAGCAAAGGATTTGCACAAGTACCCAAATGCAACAAAAGTTACACTTGATACATTTTTTCATGGAACTAGTCCCGTTATAACACCTGAACAAATTGATTATATTGGACAATGTGTTGATGAATTTTTTAGGAGTATATAAAATGGATAAAGAAAATTTGATACAGTTTGAAAGTTTAGTTGCTGAAAAATTTAATAATGCGGAAATTAAAGCACCCATACATTTATACTATAATAACGAGCAACAAATTCAAAAAGTCTTTGAAAGAGTAGATGTAAAAAATGATTGGGTTTGTTGCACTTGGAGAAATCATTATCAATGCCTGTTAAAGGGCGTACCCCCAGACGAATTATTATCAAAAATAGTTGAGGGAAAGAGTATGGTAATGAATTTAAACGAGTACAAAATTGTCTGCTCTTCTATTGTTGGAGGAATTCCATCTATTGCTGTTGGAATAGCTGAATCTATAAAAAGAAAAGAAGAAGATTCAAAGGTATGGTGTTGGCTGGGTGATATGAGCGCTGAAACAGGTGCCTTCCATGAAGCATATAAATACTCAGTTAATCATAACCTGCCCATAACATTTGTCGTAGAAGATAACGGCCTATCAGTTACTACTCCAACAGATTTAATTTGGGGCAGAGATAAGCCATGGTATATATCGAATGTAGCAAATTGGGTCGAACAGCCTAATTTAATATATTATAAATATACCAATACAAAATATCCTCATGCGGGCGCTGGAAGGAGGATACAGTTTTGACACAACAATATTATAAAGAAAAATTAGAAGAGGCCATGATATGGCTCTCCGAGCAAAGCGATACTTTATTTATTGGTCAATCTGTTTCATGGGGAGGTACTGGAATGTTTGATACATTGCAAAAAATATCAGATGATAAAAGACTAGAATTTCCTGTGGCTGAGAATTTTCAACTAGGCTTTAGTGTAGGAATGGCGCTAAATGGATTTGTCCCAATCTCTGTATTTCCAAGATGGAACTTCCTTATCTGTGCAACAGATCAACTTGTAAATCATTTAGATAAACTATATTTCATGAGCGACGGAGAATATAATCCAAAGGTTATAGTGCGTGTTGCGGTAGGGTCAGAAATTCCAGTTGACCCACAAGATCAACATAAAGGAAATTTCTCTGATGCATTTAGATTGATGTGTAAGAATATAGATATAGTTGAATTGAAAAATCCAGAAAAAATACTAGATGAATATAAAGATGCATACTATAAAAATAAAAGTACTATCTTAGTGGAATTTCCAGATTATGGAAAATAAAATTCTACTGCTTGGCTCAAAAGGATTTTTGGGAAGTTTTTTATTAAATAATTTACCATATAATATAGTTCCAATTTCAAGAACAGAGTGTGATTTAACTAATTTTAACTCAGTAACAAATTTATTAAAGACGCATAGCCCAGAAATTATTATAAATTGCGCTGGAAGTCTTGAAAGAGATTTAAAGGTTTTTAATGTTGAATCTTTTAATCAAAATTTAAATATTTTCTTTAATTTATATTATCAAAGAGATTTATTTGGCAAACTTATAAATTTAGGTTCTGGTGCAGAATATGATAGAAGATATTCAATTAATTTAAAAAAAGAAATAGAAATAAAATATATTAGACCAGTAGATCATTATGGTCTAAGTAAAAATATTATATCTAATATATCTTTATCAGCTAATAACTTCTATACATTGCGATTATTTGGTTGCTTTTCAAATTCAAAAAATATATTATTTGATAAAATTATAAATGATAATCAGATTATAATTAAAAATAGACATTTTGATTTTTTTTATGCCCGCGATTTAATTCCAATCTTTGAATATTTTATCGAAAACTCCCCTGAAATAAAAGATGTTAATATAGTTTATAAAGAAAAGAAAACCCTCAAAGAAATCGTAACTTTTTTTAAAAATTTCCACAATTTAAAATGTAAAATTTCATTTGAAGAAGATTATAAAAACTACACAGGTTGCTCTGAAACTCTTAATAATTTTAATTTTAAGTTTCAAGGCTTAGAGGAAGGAATGAAACAGTATATAATATGAAAGTAGTTTATATTACTGGCTGCCTCGGCTTCATTGGCTCTCATATAACAGAAATGTGCTTAGAAAAAGGATGGAAAGTTATAGGTGTTGATAAAGTAACGTATGCGGCCCATGAAGATTTAATAGAAAAATTTTCACAAAATGATTCATTTAAATTTATAAAATCAGATATAAATGACCTTCAATTTTTATATGACTGTGATTATATAATAAATACAGCTGCAGAAACCCATGTTGATAATTCGATCGAAGACTCAGTTGAATTCATAAAAACAAATGTCAATGGAGTTCATAATTTATTGCAACTTATAAAAAATAAACATAGATATAAGATGCCCACATTGCTACATTTTAGTACAGACGAAGTTTATGGAGACAATATAGGAAGTGCCCATGTGGAAACTGATTTGTTGAAACCTTCCAACCCATACTCAGCAACAAAGGCATCCGCAGATATGTTAGTACTAGCCTGGGCCAGAACATATAAAGTTCCTTATGTTATCGTGCGCCCATCAAATAATTATGGCATCCGACAAAATCCAGAGAAATTGATTCCAAAATCTTGCAAATATATTTCATTAGGAAGAAAAATTCCTGTTCATGAGCAAGGTCAACCAATGCGCACTTGGCTTCATGTTAAAGATACTGCCCAAGCCATTATTCGTATTATTGAATCTGAAGTTGTAAATGAAATTTTTAATATTGGTGGCAATTATGAAGATAAGAATATAAATGTTTTAGAAAAATTAATATACTTTTATTTAAATGATAATAATTTTGAAAAATATTTAGATTTTAATTATACAAGGCCTGGCCAAGATGTCAGATACTCAATCAATGATGATAAGCTAAGAAATCTGGGGTGGCAGCCCAATGCAAATTTTGATGATGAATTAAAAAGAATAGTGGAATTTAATAAAGAAAAATTTATTTGGTAAAGAAGTGATATTATGAATAAAATTATTTCAATGTCTGCATTTGGAACTGATATTAAGTATTTTGTAGGGGCACAGAGGCAAGCTGAGTTAGCTCAAAAAAACTATCCAGATTGGCAAATTAGAATTTATACAAATAATTTAAGTTTATTAGATAATATAAATGATAATGTAAGAGTAATAGAAGTTAATGAAAGCAGTTGGGGGCCATTTTGGAGGTTTGACCCCCTCTTTGAAGACGATAATAATATAACAATAATTAGAGATTCTGATGATAGAATAACTTTAAGAGAGGTAATGGCTGTTGAAGAATGGCTAAATAGTGATGCTCTTTTACACACAATTAAAGATCATGAGGCTCATTTTCAATTTCCCATAATGGCTGGACTTTTTGGATTTAAAGGAAGATTGCATGAATCCTTGTATAAAATAATGCAGGACTTTAAATTCAAACATCAATACTATCTGAGCGATCAAATCTTTCTTAGAGATTATGTATATCCAAGATACAGCTCTAGTTGTTTATCACATACATTTATAAGTGGTTGGTTCTCACAAAGTAGAAATAATTTAATTAATAAGTATTGTTTCTGTGGAAATGGCTATGATGAAAATGATAATCCAATATACTCAGAATCTTTAAATTCAAAAATTGATTATTCTAAAAATATTGTTTTCGATGGGGGTAAGTTGACAGAATGACTTGAATATGATATAATTATATATTATATCTAGGAGGATTTAAATGAAAAAAGCATTAATAACTGGAATCACAGGGCAGGATGGCTCGTACTTAGCTGAACTATTATTAAGTAAAAACTATGAGGTCCATGGTATCATTAGAAGGTCTTCTTCTATAAACACAAAAAGAATTGACCATTTATATAATAATCCAAATCTTAAGTTACATTATGGCGACTTAACTGATCAATCAAGTCTTATTAGAGTTATACAGCAAATTCAACCAGATGAGATTTATAATTTGGGCGCCCAAAGCCATGTGAAAGTTTCTTTTGAGATTCCAGAGTATACTGGAGAAGTTGATGCATTGGGAACCCTAAGAATTTTAGAAGCAGTAAGAATTTTGAATCTTGAAAATAAAACTAAAATATATCAAGCTTCAACATCTGAACTCTTTGGACTTGTGCAAGAAACACCACAGCGTGAAACTACTCCTTTTTATCCACGCTCTCCCTATGGAGTTGCTAAAATGTATGCATATTGGATAACAAAAAATTATAGAGAGTCATATGGTCTATATGCTTGCACAGGAATTCTTTTTAATCATGAATCTCCACGTAGAGGGGAAACATTTGTTACTCGTAAAATTACTATGGGATTGAAGGCAATTTCAGAAGGCACTCAAAAAGAATTGCAACTGGGTAATTTAAATGCACTCAGGGATTGGGGGCATGCACAAGATTTTGTAGAAGCGATGTGGCTTATGTTACAACAAAAGCACCCTCAAGATTTTGTAATTGCTACAGGAAAACAATATTCAGTTCGTGATTTTGTAGTTGAAGCAGCGCCCTACTTTGGCATAAATATTGAATGGCAAGGTCAAGGCTTAGATGAAGTAGGTATTGATACTAATACTGGAAAAACTATTATACGAGTTAATCCAAAATATTTCAGACCAGCTGAAGTTGAGACCCTATTAGGCGATTCAGATAAGGCGCGTAGAATTTTAGGATGGTATCCAAAAACTTCATTTAAGAATTTAGTAAAGGATATGTGTGAAAATGAACAGGGATTCTAGAATTTTTGTAGCTGGTCACAAAGGACTTGTAGGCTCAGCAATTGTTAGAAAGCTAAAAGAAGAAGGTTATAGAAATTTGGTTCTCAGAACTAGAGATGAATTGGATTTGAGAAATCAAAAAGATGTTAGAGCCTTTTTTAGAGAAGAACAGCCAGAATATGTATTTTTAAGCGCAGCAAAAGTTGGAGGAATATTGGCAAATAAAAACTATAAGGCTGATTTTATTTTAGATAATTTAAATATTCAAAATAATGTTATTCAAACTTCTCATAAAAGTCAAGTTAAAAAATTATTATTTTTAGGTTCTTCTTGTATATATCCAAAATTCGCTCGACAACCAATAAAAGAATCTGAGTTATTAACTGGTTCTCTTGAAGAAACAAATGATTCTTATGCTATTGCTAAAATAGCAGGTATAGTTGCGTGTCAATCATTAAAACAGCAATATAATTTTAATGCTATATCATTAATGCCCACAAATCTTTATGGATTTAATGATAATTTTGACCTAAATAGCTCTCATGTTATACCAGCTTTAATTAAAAAGTTTCATGATGCAAAAAAATCTGGAGCCGCCAGCGTTAATCTTTGGGGAGATGGATCCCCAATAAGAGAGTTTATGTTTGCTGATGATTTGGCAGATGCCGCTATTTTTTGTATGTTAAATTATAATGATTCAGAAATTATAAATGTTGGAACTGGAATTGGAATAACAATTAAAAATCTAGCAGATATTATTTCTAAAATTGTTGGGTTTAATGGATTCGCAGTTTGGGACTTAAACCAGCCAAATGGAACCCCTAAAAAAGTTTTAAATGTAGAAAAATTGGCGTCATTAGGTTGGACTTCTAAAACCAAACTAGAAGAAGGATTAAAAATAACATATGATTGGTATCTAAAAAATAAAACATAAAGGAAGAAAAAAATGATAAATTTATTCTCACAAGATTTCCTTTCTAATTACGCAGATTTTAGTCCCAAAATGAATGATTTGGGAGCGTTCGTATATCTCCGCACATATTCTAGATATTTACCAGAAAAAAAACGTAGAGAAGTCTGGAAAGAAACTGTAAGGCGCGCTGTTGAGTTTAATGTAATGCAAGAATGGGAGCATTGTAATCGAATTGGTATGCCTGTCACAAAACAACGCAGAGAGCGCATGCAAGAAGAGGCAATTGAGTTCTTTGAATCAATGTATAATCTGAATCAATTTTTGAGTGGGCGCACAATGTGGGCTGGTGATTACAATAATAAAGGTATTCAAAAATTTGCTATGGCTAATTTTAACTGTGCCTACACAAAAATTAGTAAGTGGAATGACTTAGGCGATTTATTTTATGCACTTCTCGTTGGAACAGGGGCTGGCTTTGGTTGTCGCTTAGATGATGCAAAGCTATTGCCATCAATTAGAAATAAAGGCTATCATTTGATTTTTGAACCCTATGAGTATTTGGGGCACCCAGGTCTTAAAAATGAATCATTTATTACTGAAGCTGAGCGCGCAGTTACAATTATAATTGGAGATAGTAAAGAAGGATGGGTTCAAGCTCTTAATTTATTCTTTGAAGTTCTTACTAATCCTAGATATAGAACAAAAGAGTTGATACGTTTAAATTTTAATTATGTAAGGCCTAATGGAACCCCTTTAAAAACTTTTGGTGGTACAGCATCAGGTCCAGAACCACTAAAAGAAATGTTTGAAGGGATTCACAAGGTAATTACAAATCAATTAGACCCTGAAAATCTGAAACCATTAGAAGTGGATTCAATAAATACACAATATGGATATGTTCGCCCTATTCATATTATGGATATTGCAAATCTAATTGGCTATAATGTAGTAGTTGGTGGAGTGCGCAGAACAGCAGAAATTTTTTTACTTGACCCTAACGACTATGAATCTGTATTTGCAAAATTTGGTTTGAATGGATTGTGGACATCAGAGCATTATGAAAAGTTTTTAGAGATTGAAAAATCTATTCGCACATCTGGTATTCCTTACCCACGTACTCGCTTTGAAAAAATGAAAATAGATTTTAAAGACAAAGGATTCTATGAGGGCACTGGCCTGCATCATCGTAGAATGTCCAATAATTCCGTTGCCTTTATTGATAAGCCTAGTCGTGAATATGTTATGATGCTATGCGATATGATGCAACTTGAGGGCGAGCCAGGCATGATTAATTTATATGAAGCTGCGCGGAGAATTTTAAAGGCCCAAGGTGTGAAACGCCCAGACCATGAATCCATTGTGACTATTGCTCAAGAAATTGGCGTTAATCCATGTGCTGAAATTATTCTATTCTCTAAAGGATTGTGCAATCTCACCACAATTAATGTTAAAAACTTTGTTCATGAAGTAAAGAGCTATAAAGGTAGTCGATATGTGCTTGATAGAGAAGGCTTAATTAAGGCTCAAAGACTTTCTGCACGAGCAGGTCTTAGAATGACCCTAATTCAGCTAGAACTACCAGACTGGCATAAGATACAATCTATGGCTAGACTTACAGGTTGTAGCATGACAGGGTATCAAGATGCTATGGAGATGCTGGGGTGGGATCAGGCTCAGCAAGATGAGCTATTGGATGTTCTTAAAAAAGTATCTCACGATGCTGTGACACAATATGCTGATGAATTGCGCATCCCAATTCCTCTATTTGTGACAACTATCAAGCCAGAAGGAACTCTATCTCAGGTTGCTGGTGGTGTAAGTCCAGGCCTACACTTCTCACACGCACCATATCATATTAGACGCATTCGCATCAATAGCAAGGACCCTCTTGCACTTGCTGTTCGCGATTCTGGTTGGACTATTAATCCAGAAGTTGGAACGCTTGGCGCAGACTATTATGAGCAAATGGCAAATGCACGCACTTGGGTAGTTGACTTCCCTGTTGCAACTGGCTCCAAGCGCACGAAAGAAGATGTAAGTGCACTTGAACAATTTGAAATCTACAGACACTTCCAAAGAAATTACACAGATATGAATACTTCAAATACAATTACTGTGAAACCAAACGAGTGGCGCGAGTTGTTTGAGAAAATATTCCATAACTGGGATGAATACGTAGGAGTTTCTTTCTTAGCTCTTGATGGCGGAACATATCAGTTGGCTCCATATGAAACTATTGATGTAGCAACATTCAATGAAATGTCAAGCATTCACAAACCATTGCGGCTAGATATGTTGGCGAGGTATGATATTGAATTATATTCTGACCAGCTTGATGAAGTAATGGAAGGATGCGAAAATGGAGTTTGTCCTATTAGGTAATAGGGCAAACTTTATAAAAAGTAGCTAAGAAAATCCATCTATAATAGGAAAAAATTATAGGAGTGATGTTCAGTGCCACTAAAAAAAGGATATTCTGATAAAACTCTACGAAGCAATATAGCACAACTTGTGGATGAAGGCTATCCTGATAAACAGGCTGTTGCTATAGCTTTAGAGATACAGAGTAGAGCAAAGAAAGAAAAGCCTAATATGGAATTGCAATATGCGATTACAGCATTAGACAAGATTAATGAAGTTGATTTTATGGCTATTGAAACTCAGTTACATACAGCCGAGGCTCATCCAGATGAAGATGGAGTGAAATCAAGATATTTACCTATTGGATCGATAAGTAATTTGGCCCCAAGTGGAAAAAACTTAATTTATTATACACTTGATACAGAAAATCAAGAGTTAATTGAGGATGTTAAGTTTTGGACCATGTTCAAAGACAACCTTCAAGATTTTGGATTTCCTGCTTGGATTGAAAATGAAGAAGATCAAATTATTATTGGCGCTCATATTCCAGAAGATCAAGATTATTATGCGGCTAAAAAAATTGAAATTGATAATTCAGTTGACTCTGCTAGCTTAACAAAATCTTGGGGAGATGTTGATAAGACTAAGCTAAGAAATGATATAATGGAAGCTAGTAATTCTGGAGAACTTGTTAAAGAAGCCTATTTAATAGTTGAAGAAAATTGGGAAGATGCTCCTTCTGAAGCTTTAAAATATCCACATCATGAAATTAAAGATGGAAAATTAGTTGTTTCTAGAGATGGCGTTCAGACAGCACTATCCTTTCTTATGAGAACAGATCCAGAAAATACAGAAGCTAAAAACCATTTAAAGAAGCATTATAGAGAGTTAGATTTAGACATGGGGAGTTTTGAATCAGCAGAAAATTTTGGATTAATTAACGCTCAAAAAAAAACTGGAGCTAGCACTCCAGCACCCAAGAGAGATAGAATAAAAGGTAGCGATGTAAACAAGCCAGATAGTGCTCAGGGACCTGGTGGAGAGATAAAGATTGATGAAAAGACTGAAACTGCTTTAAGAAATAAAGTTACAGAGCACAATGAAAGCATGAGAAAGCTAGATAAAGAGTCTTGGTCTCGCACTACAATAGGTCAATTAAGAGCTGTATATCGTAGAGGTGCAGGAGCTTATTCAACTTCACATAGACCTGGTGTATCAAGAGGTGCTTGGGCAATGGCAAGAGTAAATGCATATTTGTATTTATTAAAAAATGGTAGGCCAAAAGATAGTAAGTATGTAACTGATAATGATTTGTTACCAAAACAACATCCGAAGTCTACAAGGTCTTAGTAGGGGAGCTTGCTCCCCTTTTTTTATTTATAAGAGTTAAGGAGAATATATAATGATATCATTATTATGTTATGCGGCCAACAAACCATACTTTTATCAAAGGCTAGAAGTGTTAAAAGATATGGCTGTAAATGAAAGATTTGAAGGTTTATTTAGATTAACAGATAAAGAATTAAAACAAACTGTATTTTATGAAGAAAACAAAATGGTTCTAGACCAACCTCGGGGCGCTGGTTACTGGCTTTGGAAGCCATATATTATTTTAGAAGTTTTAAATTATTTGAACGAGGATGATATTTTATTTTATTTGGATTCTGGCGATACTTTTTTAACAGGAACTAAAAATAAAATTGAAGAATTGATGAAAGATAAAGATATCGTCGTATCAACATCATTTTTTACTCAAAAAGACTATACAAAAAGAGACTGTTTTCACTTTATGGACTGTGATGAAGAAAAGTATTGGAATGCTCATCAAGCAGAAGCTGGTATTCTAGTTTTAAAAAATAATTCAAATACTAAAAATTTTATCTATGAGTGGCTAAATTATTGCAAAGATCCAAGAATACTAACAGATATGTCTAATACTTGTGGTAAGCCTAATCTTGAAGGATTTATTGATCATAGGCACGATCAAAGCATCTTAACAAATCTTTGTATAAAGCATAATATAAAATATACAAACTCAATTAGAAAATTTGTTGGTGTTAATTTGGATGATATTAAAAATTATCCAGATACAATTGACAGTTGACAAATACATAAAAATTTGATATAATATATATGTAAGAAATTATAAAAACTAGAGGGGATATACTTCAATGGCAACTAACAAAAAGACTTTCTTTCAATGTTTTTCAATTAACTTTCATCGCTTTTTAAAAGCAAATGGATTATATTCTATGAGCAAAGGAACCCATCAAAACGGCAAAACTTTTTGGGTTTATGAGCGTACTGAAACATTTGAAAAACTATTGAAAATTTGGCATGATACAAAGCCAGTCACGGTAAATTCTACAAAGGAGAAAGCTGTATGAAAAAAATGATTAATCGAACTCTTATTGAGGGGTTTCTTGTTGAAAAGAATATGCGTGGCGGCGTAACAAAAGCTGGTGTGCCTTACATTGGTGGCAAGCTACATATTGATACTGGAAATAATAATGTCATTGTTGTAGATGTTTTTGAGCAACAAAAAACATCCAAAGGCTTAGCAAATCAAAAGTACGATGTTCTTTCTGGAATTTTTACGAATGGTAAAACTATCCATGATGGAAGTGAAGATCCAACAGCATTGCGTGTAAATTCAGCGTTTGAATTAAATGATTGGATGAGTGATGGAGAGCAAAGAACTTCACTTATTAATAGTGGTGGATATATTACTGTTGTTAATAATCCAAATAAGCGAGCAGAATTTGAAGTAGATGTTGTAGTAAAATCTGTTCAGCCAGAAATTAGAAATGAGCAAGAAACAGGTCGCGCTATTGTAAATGGTTTGATCTTCAATTATAGAAATCATGCGCTACCAATTCGTTTTGTAGTAGAAAATAAACAGGGAATTGAATTCTTTAGCAATATGAATCCCAATACATTTACAAAAATTTGGGGAGTTCAAGTTATTAATACAGTGGGTTCTCAGAAAACAGAAGAATCTGCATTTGGCAATGCTAAAGTAGTACAATCTGCCTATACAAGAAAAGAAAATGTTATTACTGGGGCTCAAACAATGCCTTATGAAGATGAAGAGTTAACTCCTGAAGAATTAAATGCTGCGGTTCAAGCTCGCAATATTGCAGTTGCCGAAAGATTTAAAGCTCCAGGCCCTGTTACTGGTGGAATTACTCCTGCACAAACACCTTCGAAGCCCAAGATTGGTGCATTTAATTTCTAATGAGTAGTACAAATAGAAGTGATTCTAGAAATTATCATATTTCCGATTATTATATAACACCAGTTGAGGTTATTAAAGAATTTTTAAATAAATTTATTGAATTAGAAGGCAAACATGTTTTTAAGTTAGTTCTTGATCCATGTGCTGGTGGAGATGCTCAACATCCGATGAGCTATCCACAGGCACTAGAGGCTTTTGGAATAAAAGGAAATATTATGACAGTTGATATTAGAGAAGATTCGCTTGCTGAATTGAAAAGTGATTATCTTAATTTAGATGTTAAACAACAAAACTTCAATGTTATAATAACAAATCCACCTTTTAGTCACGCTCTTGAGATAATTGAAAAAGCATTGAGCGATGTTGCCGAGAATGGCTATGTTATAATGCTATTACGTTTAAATTTCTTAGGCTCTAAGAAAAGAAAGCCATTTTGGGAAAGCAATCCACCCAAGTATATCTTTGTTCATTCAAAGAGAATTTCTTTTTTTGGCAATTCTAACACTGACAGCATTGAGTATGCTCACTTTGTTTGGCAAAAAAATAATCAGGATACTACAAAGTTATTTGTAATATAAAATAAAAGGAGATATTAGAATGTTAGATCTATTAAGCATCAAACCACATCAGGTAAGTGACGACCTTAGAGGTTATTCTGTATTTTTCTATGGAGAGTAAGCCTTCACAATAAGGCTCTCCTAACTCAGTGAATCGCTAACTTAGCGAGTGTGTAATTGGCTCTAATATTAGAGTAATAGAAGTATAATATCTATGCACAATTATGCCAACGGGGAATTAGTGAAGGAGAACCCCGTCCCAAGCTCTTAAAAGAGAAGGGCTAGAGACTATCGAAAACACGACTAAAAGTCGGAAGTGAGTAGAGTAGGATGGAGATAAGTACCATTCCAAGCGCTGAGGTCCAATATATCGTATTGGATAAGAGATAGTCCGCGGCTCGCCTGAGCCCGCCCAAATCAGGCAAGACTACAACGGCCTCAAAATTCCCCAAGTCACTAATCGTTGCTTTTGAAAAAGGCTATGCGGCTCTACCTGGAGTTATGGCTCTTCCAATTAATAGTTGGATTGACTTCTTAAAAGTTCTTAGACAGCTTAAAGACCCTGCTGTTAAAGAAAAGTATGAAACTATTGTTATTGATACTGTTGATATTGCGTATGATTATTGCGAACAATATATCTGCGCCCAGAATAATGTAGATACTATTGGAGATATTCCTTTTGGTGGTGGATACACAAAGGTTGGCAAAGAATTTGATAGCAAATTACGCTCGATTGTTCAGCAAGATTATGGTTTAGTTCTTATCAGTCACTCAACAGACAAAGTTTTCAAGGATGAAACAGGCGAAGAGTACAATAAAATTGTACCAACTCTACCTGCAAAACCTAGATTAATTGCTGGTCGTATGTGCGATATTATTGGTTACAGTCGTTCTGTTAATACTGATGATGGTAGTAAGACTTTGTTATTTATGAGAGGTACTGAGCGCTTTGAGGCTGGTTCTCGATTTAAATACACACCAGATTATATTGAATTTAATTATAAGAATCTTGTAAAGGCTATTCAAGATGCTGTAATTAAACAATCAGAAGAAGATGGCATGGAAACTGCTAGCGGTAAAGACAATATCAATACACAAAATTTATTTGATACAGACTTTGAAGATTTGCTAGATGAATTCAATCAGATTGCAAATACTCTTGTAACAAAAGATCCAAAGAATGTGACAAAAATCACTGATATTGTTGAGCGCCACATTGGCTACGGTAAGAAAGTAAATGAAATGACTAGAAATCAAAAAGATATTTTAGACATTATCGTTTATGACTTAAAGCAATTAAAATAACTCTGAGGGGGCCATCGTGCCCCCTTTATTTAGATAGGTGTTGCTTATGAGGCCAGTTAAATGTTTCTTCTGTGGAAAGTCAATAGACAGAAATACAGAGCAATTTACGCAAGTTCAAAAGAGATACGCCCACATACAATGCGCTGAGAGTGATGCTCAGGATAAGTTATTAAGAAAAGAACTAAATGCTTATATATTTGAACTCTGGGATGGAGATGTAAACTTTGCCCTTATAGGTAGACAAATAAATCAGTTCCAGACTGAATATAACTATACTCTGAGCGGCATATTAGGTACTTTAAACTATTGTTATGGGGTAAAAAAGATGCGCCCAGAGAAGGCTCAGGGCATTGGTATTGTTCCGTATCACTATAAAGAAGCGCGTAACTATTATAGGACTATCCAGCAAGGTAGAGCTAATTCAAGTGAGATTTTAGATTTGAAAAAGGTTGTGGTCACTATAGCCCCCCCTCGTTCAGAAATCTTTAAAAAAATATATGAAATTCAATTGGAGGAAGTATGAGTAAATTCTACGATCAAAAAACAGAAGAAGCGGTGCTGCTCAACCTGTTTAAATTTCCTCTACTATTAGAGCAGGTTGATAAGTATTATTTTAGCACAGGTGATTTTGATAATAAGTTTCACAAAATGATATTCACTATAATAAACAATTTAGTCGTTCAGGGCTTAGAGCAAATATCTGTTTTTGATATTGATAACTTTTTACATTCGCGACCAGATCATAAAGAATTATTTAGCTCTTATAAAGGCAAGGAATTATTGGAATCTGCCGAGCAAAAAGCAGATATAAATTCTTTTGAATATTATTATGGAAAACTAAAGAAATTAACTTTATTGCGAGCCTATGATTCTAACGGAATTGATGTTAATAAAGAGTTAGAAATACTAGATGAGCATGACATAGAGCAGCTAGCAGATAGCATTGATCAAAGAATAGAGAAGATTAAACTAGATTATTTATCTAAAACTTGGTCAATTTCTAAACAGGCTGGTGAAGGCTTAGTAGATTTAATTGAATCTTTAAAAGAGCAGCCAGAGTTTGGAATTCCACTATATGGCTCACTTATAAATTCAGTTACACGAGGTGCGCGATTAAGAAAATTTTACTTACGTAGTGCGCCCACTGGCTTAGGCAAAAGCCGCATGATGATTGCTGATATATGTAATTTTGCATGCGATGAAATATACGACACTAGAAAGCGACAATGGGTTCAGAACGGTACCTCAGAACCCTCAGTCTTTATTAGTACAGAGTTGGGCATTGACGAATGTCAGACTATGGCACTAGCTTTTATAAGTGGCGTTAGAGAAGATGCTATATTAAATGGCACTTATTACAATGATGAGGAGGATAGGGTTTTGCGGGCAGCGCAAATCCTTGGCCGTTCTCCTATTTGGATTGAGCATTTACCTGATTTCTCTATAAGAGATATAGAAAATGTAATACGTAGAAATAGAAGAGAAAATGGAGTATTATATTACGGGTTTGATTATATTCATAGTTCTTTAAAAATACTAGAAGAGATATCACAAAGAACAAAAGGAATGAAATTAAGAGAAGATAATATATTATTTATGTTAGCTATTAGATTAAAAGATTTATGTAATGAACTGGGCGTATTTATTATGTCATCAACTCAATTAAATGCAGATTGGGAGAGTAGAGATACTTCAAACCAAAACGTATTGAGGGGAGCAAAAGCAATTGGAGATAAGGTGGATGTTGGATATATTAGCTTACCTGTTACTGAGCAGGATAAAGAGGCTTTAACACCCTTTATTCAGGCATCATGTATTCCAATGCCAAATATAGTGCATCACATTTATAAGAATCGTAGAGGAAAGTTTAAATCTGTGAAGCTGTGGTGTTATGGGGATCTTGCTACATGTAGAGTTGAGCCATTATTCTTAACTGATAATGACTATACAACAATAAACATGGAGGATTTTGAAATTGTTGTAAAGAAAGAGTAGACGCTATGGTAAATCTAAGAGTTATAAAGGATACTCTGAATGAATCGCAGATCATAGAAGCGCTAGCTGCTTTAGGTTCTGATTCTCCCATATACGTGCAGGGTGCCTTGATATTTGATACAGTATGTCACAACGAGCCTGGCTGTGGCAGTAAAAAACTTTACTATTACTTAGATACAAAGATGTTTAAATGCTATACTGGTTGTGGAGATTTTTTTAATATATTTGAATTAATATCTAGAAATTCAAAAAATAAAAGAGAAGAATCAACAAGTAGCAATGGTGTATATTGGCTGTATAAACATACTAAAACATTTTTTACAAATGATGCATATACCACAAATAAAATAGATAAAGAAGAGATAGAAAAAGAAATCACTTTTTATGATGAGTCAGACTTGAATGTACTGCGCTCATATCTTATTAAGGATTGGATGCAGGAAGGAATAGAAATGCAGACTATACAAGACTATAAGATTAAATATAATCCAGTTAGTTGTTGTATAATAATACCGCATTTTGATGTAGACAATAGATTAATTGGCGTTCGACAAAGAACACTTGTTAAAGAAGAAGAAATATATGGTAAGTATAGGGTAGCTTTTATAAATGGTAAAAGCTATCCCCATCCCTTATCTTATAATCTTTTCGGCCTCAGTAATAATAAAGAAAATATAAAAAAATATAAGAAGGCAATAGTATTTGAAGGTGAAAAGTCTGTTCTTATTTTAGATAAATATGAAGATAGTTGTGCGGTAGCTTGTTGCGGCTCAAGTATATCTGCATATCAAATAAAGTTATTGGTTGACTTAGGTGTAGAAGAAGTCATTGTAGCATTTGATAAAGAGTTTGGTAGCATAGGTGACGAGCTATATGAGAAACAAGTGAAGAATTTAACTAATATTTTTAAAAGGTTTTCAAATAAAGTACTAATAAGTTTTATGTTTGACAAGTGGAATCTGCTAGACATAAAAGATTCTCCTATAGACAAGGGAATTGACACTTTTAAATTTTTATTATCAGAACGATTTACATTGCAGGAGGGCTAAAATGAAGTATGAATTAATAAAACCAATGAACCCCAATCTAACCTTAGTCGAGCAGATTTTTTATAATAGAAATATAGACATATCAAATATTGAAAACTTCATTTTTCCTTCTTCTGCTTGTATTAATGATCCGCAATCTATCAAAAATATAGAAATGGCAGCAATACTATTCCTAATGCACCTACATGAAGGTAGTAAGATATTTATACAGGTAGACTCTGATTGTGATGGATATACATCAAGTGCTGTGCTATTAAATTGGATTTATCGTTACTATGGAAAAAAAGTAGATAATATTGATTATAGAATTCACACAGGCAAGCAACATGGCTTACTAGAAGAAACTGTTCAATATTTAAAAGATAATGAATATAAACTAGTAATCATACCAGATGCTGGCTCAAATCAGGCAGAAATTCATGAGCTATTAAATAATCTTGATATTGATTGTATAATTCTAGACCATCATGAATCTGATATACAAGATGAAACAACAGCGATAGTTGTAAATCCTACAATTGACGGAGTTTATCCGAATAAAAACTTGAGCGGTGCGGCCGTAGTATATAAATTTTGTAAAGTATTAGATGAAAAATGTCAGACGGACATTGCAGATGGTCTCCTAGATTTAGTTGCACTAGGTTTAATTGCAGATATGATGGATACCACTGAGCTTGAAAATAGACGTTTAATTTTACAAGGGTTAAATAATATAAAGAATATATTTTTAAAAGCTCTGATCGAAAAACAATCATACTCAATGCGAAATGAAATCAGTATAACAACCATAGGATTTTATATTTCTCCTCTTATAAACGCTGTTGTTAGAGCTGGGTCAGCAGAAGAAAAGATGATTATATTTAAAGCGTTTCTAGATAGCGATGCTCATGAAAGAATTCAGTCAACTAAGCGTGGCTCAAAAGAAGGCGATACAGAAAGTATGTTTGAGGCAGCTTGTAGGATGGTAAGTAATATAAAAAGTCGTCAAAATAGAATGCGTGACGATTCTATAAAGAGTATAGAAGAAATTATACAGGAGAGTAACTTGGTACAAAATAAAATTATTGCAATTGTTGATAATGGGAATATTGATAAAAACTTATCAGGACTAATTGCAAATAAAATAATGGCAAAGTATAAGCGCCCAGTTATGATCTTAAAAGAAACAGAGAATGAGTTGCTGCAAGGTTCTGCTAGGGGTTATGAAAAATCTGAGTTGAAAGATTTTAAAAATTTTATTATAGAAAGTTCCATAGCAGAGTATGCAGAAGGCCATGCTAATGCTTTTGGTGTTGGATTCAAAAAAGAAAAACTGGAAGATTTTATTCAATATGCAAATACTAAACTTCTAAATATAAATTTTGATAATCAATATTTAGTAGATGGTATTCTAGATGTCTCACAATTGAACTTCTCATTCTTTCAAGAGATACATTCTTTAAAGAGTTTGTGGGGAAAGGGGTTTGAAGAGCCACTCTTTTGCGTAAAAAACATAAAGATAAAGATTGATGATATTGTCTTACTTTCTGCGGATAAAAATCCAACGTTAAAAATAACATCAAACGATATTTCTTTTATGAAATTTAATATGTCATTAGAAGAATACGCTACACTAAAGCCACCACAGCATGGATTTATCACATTAGATGTAGTTGGTAGATTTCAGATGAATGAGTGGAGTGGGGGCCTGTATCCACAAGTCCTTATTGAAGATTATGCAAAAGCAAAAGAAATTCAACATTATTTTTAGGGGGAGAAAAGATGGTAGAGATTTCAGGACCTGAGCTGGCGATAAGTTATCCACCACAGAGCGCCTACTTTATTGGCGAAGAAAACGAACGTTCGGATGTTCTTGAACTTTCTCAAGATGCTATTAGAGTTGTTAGTGTTGGTAGTACAGGAGATAATGGAAGTGTAGATGCATTTGGTAGAGCGAGAGTGAGCGAACCACTTACTCTTGGAGACTATAAGCATTTATATGCAATTGACCCAAACTTTTTAGATTCTGTAAGTGCTAGTGGCACAGTCTCTTTTGCCTTAAATCAAGCAGCTGCAACATTGGCAACGGGCACTAGTAGTGGTTCATATGTAATACATCAAACAAAATTATACCATCACTATCAACCTGGCAAGTCACAATTAATTTTAAGTTCATTTAATTTTGGATATGCAGAAGCGAATGTTACAAAAAGAACTGGATACTTTGATGATAGAGATGGAATCTATTTTGAACAGGTAGGACTTCCAACATCAAACGGTACAGATGCTGGTACATTAAATTGGGTTATACGATCGTATGTTACTGGAACAGCATCAGAGGTTGGTACGCGAATACCACAAAGTCAATGGAATATTGATCGTTGCGATGGGACTGGCAAGAGTGAATTTAATCTCAATATATCTAAAGCGCAGCTAATATTTATAGATTTTCAATGGCTCGGAGTTGGTAGAGTTAGATGTGGATTCGTGCATAATGGTGAATATATAGTTGCGCATGAATACTATCACTCAAACTTCGATAATACTGTGTATATCGCTAATCCAAACCTGCCAGTTCGATGCGAAATTGTAAATACTGCAGCTATATCAGCAAGTGCAAGCTTCTCTCAAATATGTTCTTCTGTTATGGCAGAAGGTGGATATATACAAAGCGGAATTGATTGGTCTATTGATAGTGGGTCACTAAGACAAACATCGACAACTGGTGCCTCTAGATTTCCAGTGCTTGCATTTAGACTAAAAGATACCTATCAAGGCTATCCAAATAGAGCAACTGTAAAATTAAATAATATTACTGCACACATACAAGACAATTCAAGTTATGTTGAAATTATAAAAATTCCAGATGCAAGTTATTTAGTCAATGCTGGCGGAACTTCCTCATTAACTTGGGTTTCAGTAAATACAAATAGTGTTGTTGAATATTCCATTGATGCTGCTGCGTTTACTGGCTCTACTACTGTAATAAATGTATTATCTTCTGTAGTCATTCCAGCTGGTGGTTCTGCAAATAGTCAAGGAGTTGCTGGAATACCCTCTGCAACTGATTCAAAAAAGAACTTTATTGTTCAAAATTATGACTCTACAAATTCTGAAGTATATATTATATCTGTAAAAACAACAGAAACAGGAAACGTGCGCGCAAAAGCTGCGGTTACAGCTCAGTGGAGGGAAATATATTAATGCAACAAAATTCATTTGGCACTTATGGCAAGCATTGCGTAGTTGATTTCTGGGGTTGCGACTCTGATCGCATAGATAATCTACCTTTCATGAAATCACTATGCTTGCTTGCCGCAAATGCAACTGGGGCCACAGTTGTTGACGTAATACATAAAGATTTTGAGCCTCAGGGGCTAACTGTACTAGTGCTACTTGAAGAATCTCATCTTTCTATACACACTTATCCAGAATTTGGGTTTGTTGCATTTGATTGCTATACATGCTCTAATCTATGCTTTCCTGAAGAAGCTGTAGAAATATTCAAAAATATTTTAAAGCCTACTAAATCAGTAGAGAAGTTTATAGAGCGGGGCCTCTTACAGTAGTTATATTGACAGAACTACTATTATATAGTATAATTATTATATATAATAAACTAGGAGGATATGAGTGAATGTCTTACGTCTCTGTGCATAATCATACCCACTTCTCAAATCTTCGCTTACTAGATTGCATCATAAAGCCGAGCGATTTAATAGATAGAGCACATGAATTGGGACTTTCTGGTCTAGCAATAACAGACCATGAGTCCCTAAGCGCTCATGTAGAAGCTATTCAATACTATAAAAAGAAATATAAAGATTCTGAAATGAAACTAATACTTGGAAATGAGATCTATCTTACTGATGATAGAAGTATGGGTGGAAAATATCCTCACTTTCTACTCATGGCTAAAAATGCTGAGGGCCATCGCGCACTGAGGGAGTTTAGTAGCATAGCTTGGTCTCATTCTTATTATGATAGAGGGCTTGAGCGCGTCCCTGTAACAAAGCAAGAGTTGTTAGATATAACAAATAAGTACAAAGGAACACTGATTGCCACAACTGCTTGTATTGGTGGCGAACTCTCACAGTATATCTTAAAATTACATGCAGCAGAAGGAGCGGGAGATGAGCAGCAAACCACTTTCTATAAGCAGCAGATATATTTATTTATTGATTTTTTACAGCAGTGTTTTGGGCAAGACTTATTATTAGAAATAGCCCCAAATGATTCGGAAGAACAGAGAATAGTTAATTGTAGAATGAAATCTATTGCCAGTTTTTTCCAAATTCCTCTAATTTTTGCAACGGATTCACACTACCTCAATAAAGAAGATAGATACATCCATAAGGCTTTCTTAAATTCGAAGCACGGTGAGCGAGAAGTTGATGACTTTTATTCTACAGCGTACATGATGTCAGAAGAAGAAGTGTGGGAATATTTAAAACATGACTTTTCTAAAGAAGAATTTAATGCCATGATTGAAAATTCTAAAACTATATTGCACAAAGTCGAATTTTACGACTTATTCAATCCTCAAATTATTCCAACGATCAAATTACCACAAATAAACTTAGATATTACATTCCAAAAAGATAAATATATATATCTAGATAAGATGCTAGATGATGATAATATACAAAATAATGTATGGATTAAAACTTGTTTAAATAAATTAGCAGAAAAACAACTATTTAACGATACTTATTTAAATAGATTGAATGATGAAGCTAGAGAGTTGTATGAAATATCTGAGAACCTTAGCATCACAATGACTTCATATTACAATACGATGGCCAAAATTATTGATATCGTATGGAACGAAGGCGACAGTCTAGTAGGTGTTGCGCGAGGAAGTGCCACTGGCTTCTTAAGTTGCTATCTGCTAGGCATCACTCAGCTTGATCCTATTAAATGGAACTTGCCGCACTGGCGCCATCTCACAAGTACGCGCCCAGAATTCCCAGATATTGACTTTGATACTCAGGCGCTACGTCGAGATAGAATATTACAAGCTATCAAGGCTTATTTTGGCGATAAGAACGTGCTAAATATCTGTACATTTGGTACAGAAGGCCCCAAATCAGCCATCCTAACTGCGTGTAGAGGGCTAGGCATAGACAACGATATTGGTTTATATCTAACAGGCATGATACCTCAAGAGCGTGGCTTTACATGGCCACTGAGCGATTGTTTATATGGTAATGCTGAAAAGGATAGACGCCCAATAGAACCGCTTAAAATTGAAATTGCGAAGCATGAAGGCCTAGAAGAAATGATATTGAAGATCGAGGGACTTGTGAATAAGCGTTCTATTCATGCGGCTGGTGTGTATATCTTTAATAATGGTTTTGTAGAGCGTAATGCTCTAATGAAGGCACCCAATGGACAACCTACTACTCAATGGGATATGGATGATAGCGATTACATGGGCTGTTTAAAGTATGATTTGCTTACTATAGAAGCCTTGGATAAACTGAGGGTTGCATTAGACTTGCTAATAGATGACGGCTTAATCGAGGCTCAGAGCTCTCTAAAAGAGACATACGATAAGTATCTGCACCCAGATGTTTTAGACTATTCGAATCAGATGTGGCAGGCTGCCTCAGATGGAGAAGTCATAAGTCTATTTCAGTTTGATACTTTAGTGGGCGGCCAAGCGATCAAAAAAGTTCAGCCACAATCACTTGAGGACGCAGCATCAGCAAATAGCTTAATGAGATTGATGCCACTCGAAGATGGCACAGTATTGGTTGATAAATATGTGCAGTTTAAAAATAATATTGAACTTTGGTATCGAGAATTAGATAGAAATAATATTCGCCCAGACGAAGTTAAACTGCTTGAACCTCACTATCTACCTGTATATGGTGTGCCCAATACTCAAGAAGATATGATGGAATTACTCATGAATCCAGAGCTAATTGGATTCTCACTTGAAGAAGCGAACTATGCAAGAAAAATTGTTGGCAAGAAGAAGATGGAAGAAATTCCTAAGTTAAAGAAAATGATTTTTGACAAAAGCCCTGTATCACATAGTCTAATAAACTATATTTATATAACTGCAATTCAACCTCAACTTGGGTAGAATGATGCTCAAGTAAAATTTGTTGAACCTTATCCAAGGGTGTATGAGAAATCATGCTAACGGTGAAACCTAAGTGTGTGAACATATGGCAATACCGTGCCAAGCTCATTTTGAGAAGGTGTAGAGACTAAACTGGAGAAATCCTAAGAGAAATAGAGATGGATACTATTTCGTAGCGGCAAATATGAATACCTGTGGTCTAAATTTAACCTTTCATATAGTCCACTTTTTATTAAAAATAAGGAGGAGTTTATATGATTTGGAGAAAATTTAGAAACACAAGATATGAAATTAGTGAGTACGGGGATGTAAAAAATATTCTTACAGGAAGAATCTTAAAATCTTCTTTTGTACCAAAGGGCTATTTACATATAAGCCTTAGAATTGATTCTAGTAGAAAAACTTTTTTAATACATAGACTTGTTGCAGAAGTTTTTTTATCAGAATTTTCCGATCAGTATACAGTGGATCATATTGATGAGAATAAAATTAATAATCATTTTTCAAATTTAAGAATGATGAAAAATGAAGAAAATATTTCTATTTCTTGGAGAAGTGGTTCTAGGATTGGAACGTGTACAAAAAAAGTTTTAATGATTAATAAAGCCACTGGATTAGTAGAAAAAGAATTTGATTCTATTTCCGAGGCTAGTAGACAACTTTCTGTAGATAGAAAAGGCTTAATAAAAAAATTAAATAATAAAACATTAAATAGCAAGAACCCTGTATACAAATTTTATATTTTCAAACATTCATAAAGATATAGTCCGATCCTTATAGAAATATAAGATAATTGATTCATTCTCAAGAAATCATACCACTCCATATACAGCTATCGCTCTTCAAGAGCTTAATATATATAATAAATATCCAACATTATATTGGAATACAGCATGTTTGTATGTTGATGCTGGCGCAGGCGAGGATAAAACAACAGATTATGCTAAAATTGCAACTGCAATAGGTCAGATAAAGTCAAGTGGAATTAATGTGGCTCTACCTGATATCAATCGCTCAAGATTTAACTTTAGTCCTGATGTTGAAAACGATAGAATATTGTGCGGCCTGAAGGGTTTAGTTAATGTCGGAGATGATATTGTACATGAAATTATTAAGAATAGACCCTATACTTCTTTATATGATTTTATGGAGAGAACTTCTGCATCAAAGTCTGTAATGATATCGCTAATAAAATCTGGGGCTTTTGACTTCGTAGAAAAAATTCCAAGAGAAAAGATAATGGAAAATTATATATACTCTACTTTACCGCAAAGAAGTCGTATATCTCTGCAAATAATACCTGCAATTATAAATTCAGATATTGATAAGACCGAAATAAATGACCTCCTAGCCTTGTTTGAGTTTAATAGATATATGAGAACTCTAAGGAAAAATAATCATTATATACTAGATCAGAGGGCCTTAGAATACTATTTAGATAGGTTTGATCCTAAATTAATTGAAGATAATGAAGGAATCAAGTGTGCGGTGTGGGATAGAGTGTACGATAAACATATAGAACCCCTACGTAAATGGACCTCTGAAAATCAGGAAGAGATTAAAAAAGCTTTGAGTAAAGAAGCATTTGAAGAAGAATGGGCTAAATACGCGTCTGGCACTATAGCATCATGGGAAATGGACTCTGTGAGCTTTTACCATTCGTACCATGAGCTTGAAAAAGTTAATACTTCTGAATATGGAATAGTCGATTTTTATAATCTTCCTGAATATCCAAAAGTAGAAAAGTTTATAGAATTTGGACCTAAGAAAAAAGTCCCCATATTTCAAACTTCAATAATTGCAGGAACTATCTTAGGAAAAGATAAGATAAAATCTACAATTTCTATACAAACGATTGATGGGGTTGTGTATGTTAAGTTTAGACCAGAGCAGTTTGCAGAGTATGATAGGCAAATATCCGAGCGTCAAGAGGATGGAAGCAAGCGAGTTCTCGATCGCTCGTGGTTTAATCGAGGTAAAAAGATATTACTTACTGGATTTCGTCGCGGCTCCGAATTTGTTCCTAAAAAATACTCGCATACTTCAACTGAGATGTTATATTTAATTGATGAAATTGACACTCAAGGAAACTTAGTTTTAAAGAGGGATAGACTATGAAAACATTAATTGCACTTTTTGGAAAATCTGGCAGTGGGAAAGACTCCATTGCCAGAAAATTATGTGAAAAATATGACTATCATAAAGTAAAGAGAATCACAACTCGCCCCATGCGCGAAGGTGAGGCCCAAGGTGAGCCATACTATTTTGTAGATGAATTAGAATTACATTATGATTTAACTGAAAATCTTGAAAAATATCTAGAAGTTGGATATTTTAATAATTGGGTGTATGCAACACATGCAGATGCTTTAGAAAAAGAAATAAATATAGGTACATATGATGTGGATGCTGTAGACATTCTGCTACAAGAAAAGCAAATAAATGTTATTCCTTTTTTTATATATGTAGATGATAAAGAAAGAATGATAAGGTTATTAAATAGACAAGAAAATCCAGATATAGATGAGATTTGTAGAAGACATGTAGCAGATAAAGAGGCGTATTCTAAAATAGACTTTTCTTTTTACCTCATTCAAAACAAAGATTTAGAGGTAGCAGTAGAAGGAATTAAGAATATTGTAAATTATGAACTTGACAGCATTATTTAAACATGATATAATATAAATATAAATTAAGGGAGAGAAAAAATGAGATTAGAAGATCTAGGAAAAAAATTGCTTACAAATATTCCACCATTATCAGAAGATATAATTAAAGAAAATCTAGAAGAATACTTTAAACGTAATTTAAACACGAAATATCATCTTCTCCTTGGGAAAGAAATTTCATATTACACAGTTTTTAATACTCAAACTATTAACTTTGCTGATAATGTATATGATTATCTAAATTCAAGTTTCTACGAGGTTGACGGCACTATAGTTCCAATGAGTCAAATTAATTATATGGAACAAAGAGATGATGGATGTATGGAAATTTTTATAAATAAAATCTATTTTCATTTGGCCCCCTTCGACTGGGGAGTTGAAATTGTATGAATTTTGTGCTTAATTGCTTTAATTTTACTCTAAAAGGAACTTGTTATTTTAGTGATGGTAAAAAAATTGAGATTCAACCAATAAATGCAGAGGAAGTTATAAAAGTAATACGAGCAACTGAGGTAGATTCTATTACATTGATGGGCCCACGTGCTTTTACAGAAAGAATTGCAAAAGAAATAAAAGAAGAAATAGATATTGATATATATATCATGGGGGCGACTTATGAGTAATTGTTTAAAGATTACAGAGGAATATTTAACATTTGATGAGGCTGAAGCTGAGGATTTAATTGAGCAAGCTAAGTCTCAAGCGGGCGTAGCTTATGAGCTGGTTGGGCATTCCACAAGTAAGAAAAGCAAAAAAAATGTAGAGTATTTTCTAGTTAGAATTATTAAAGAATATGCCAAAGAGAAGGACTTGATTCTTAATAATGAGGGAGTTTAATTATGTTGACGACATTTTTGCTAAAAGTGGCAGTAAAGAGCAGCGAATACCTTTGCCTTATCGAGGAACCTCTCAAGCAGCTGGCTACGATTTCTTTAGTCCTATTAATGCAACTATCTTCCCAGGCCATACGCTTTTAGTTTGGACTGATGTAAAAGTTTCAATGTCGTCTGATGAGTGTTTAAAAATATATCCAAGATCAAGTATGGCTATAAAAAGAAATTTAATACTAAAGAATTCTGTTGGTATTATAGATGCTGATTATTTTGAAAATCCAGATAATGACGGAAATATTGGTATTCCATTATGGAATGTTGGCGATGAGCCACAAAATATTAAAAAAGGTGAAAAGATAGCTCAGGGTATTTTTGAGAAGTATTATAGAATTAACGAGGCGAATGAAACAGCGCTAAGACAAAGTGGATTTGGAAGTACAGGACTGTGATCTACTTTGCGATTGACCAATCTTCAAATGTGTCTGGATATTCTGTATGGAAAGATAAAGAGTTGATAGAATGGGGAAAGGTTCAATTTGAAGGCGAATTTATATTTAGAGTTATAGAACTTAAAAAATGGATTCTAAATAAAATAGAGGAATACGAAGAAGAAGAAGTAGAAGTTATAATAGAGGAAATTCAAGAACAAGCTAATGCGCAAACGTTTAAAAAACTAGCGATGTTACAAGGTGCAATATTAGTTACATTGACAGAGGTAGAAATAAAATATCATTTAGTATATGCTTCTCAATGGAAATCTTTTGCAAATATAAAAAGTCAAAATAGAGCTGAGCAAAAAAGGGATGCGCAAAAATATGTACTAGAAAAATATGGAAAAAAAGTAACACAAGATGAAGCTGACGCCATTTGTATGGGTGAGTACATAGTTTTTGGTATAAAAAATTGGGGGCGATGAGCCCCCTTTAATCATGTGCGTATATTTTTACTGCACTCATCTCCATAGTGCCCTCGTGGCTCAATGGAACAGTGAATGATTGTAAATAATGATTTCCAGATATGCCTGTATTTAAATCTGTTATGTGTATTTTTTTATTAGGTTCTAATGAATATATAGGAATAGAGCTTACAGATATACTTTCATTAAAGTTGGTGTGAATATAGAGTAAATTTTTCATTGTAGAGAATGCATCACTCTTATACTGAAACTCTTCATTGTCTAAATAATTCTCAATTTGAGATTTTAAAATACTAACATATGGAACTTCAAGAGATTCAAATTCAGATTCAATTCTTAAAGCATCTGCATTGGTCTCAATATAAGCTGTGTATTCAGCAATACTAGTATCCCCTACGCTAAAAAATAATGTAGTATTATTTGGTATACTAGTTAAAGTTGCTTTAGATATTGTCACACTTAAGGCTTGAGTTCCTCCATAATATCTATCAACAACTGCACTTGGTCCAGTACCTCCTCCAAATAAGACACTATCAGCAACAACAGCTGTAGCAAGAAGTTGTCTAGCTGCTGAGAGAGCAGTTGCTACAGTTCTTGATAAACTTGTATCATAATAATCAACGACTGAAGAATCTGCGGCTCCAGTATATCCACCACCAAATAATGCTATTGATGAGATTTGTGAGGCAGCTAAATTATAGCGAGCAGTAGATAATGTTGTTGGAGTTGTTCTAGTAAGAGAAGAATCATAGGCATCAACTGTTGCTCTTGCGGTTCCATCAGTTCCCCCACCAAATAGTACATAATTATTAACTGAGGCTGCGGCTAATTGCTGTCTAGCTAAAGAAAGTGCAGTTGGTGTTGACCTAGTTAAAGAAGTATTGTATGCATCAACTGTGCTTAATGCTGAGCCTCCTCCAAATAATGCGTAATTAGCATTACTCGAAGCAGCAAGATAGAGTCTAGCTGCCGAAAGAACTGTTGGTGTTGATTGTGTTAAGCTAGTATTATAAGCATAAACATAATCACGAGCAACTGCTACTGCACCAGGTGGATATCCTCGACCACCACCAAACAATGCATAACTTCCAACTGAAGTTGCAGCTAAATCCCAAACTCCATTTGCAAATTGAGTTGGAGAGGTTCTTGTTAGCGATGTATCATATGCATCAACAGCTGTGCCAAGTGAGCTCCCAAATCCACCTCCAAATAAACCATAATTACCAACTGATGCACCAGCTAATAAATGTCTAGCAGAAGATAAGGCTGTTGGAGTTGTTCTTGTAAATGAAGTATCATAAGCGTTAACAGTGGAAACAAATGTGGTCGTAAATCCACCACCAAATAATGCATAATTTCCAACAGAAGTTCCAGCAAGTTCATATCTGACGGTACTTAATGAAGTTAAAGTTGCAGCATTAACATCCGCAGAGGTTTCTACAACATTTGTAACAGTAGTACTGGCTTGTATACCAGTTCCTGTTACAGCCATACCCTTTCTAATATCAATACTAGAGGTTAACATTGTTAATGTTGTGACACCATTGGCAATTAATTTTGAAGTTGCTCTATCTAAATTTACATAATAAGTGCTTGCTGTTACTATATCACTAGTAGTAAATCCAATTGTTGTAGAACTTGCTGTATAAATTGACCAAGAACCATTAAGCTTGGTATTAAAAAATGGTGGAATTCCTGATATAGTTAAAACATCTCCAACATTTACTGTAGTTGGCGAAGTAAAAGTTGCACTAACAGTTCTTCCATTTGTTGGAACTGTAAAGCTACTAAAACTTACTGGCACACTTTCTAAATCTTCATACAAAATAACCTTTACACTTCTACCAGCTGAATCTGTATAAGTTGGTTCCAATGTTCTTGGATATATAATGGTTATATTATCATCTCGTATTGATTTAATCCTTCTACCAATTGCATTCACAGAAAATTGAGAAACACTACTATTAGAATCACTAATTATATCAAAGAAATAATTCCAAGTAAATGCATCTCCGAGAGGTTTATTAGTATTAAAATCAGTATCTTCTTCTCCTGTATTTTGAGACCGCCAAACTCCAGCAGTTGCACTTGTTTTTTTATAAATTCCTGTATTATCTTCTGAATTATACTCGAAATATTTCTTAAGTTCAGCATAATATCTATTTTCTTCAATAGAAGGGTCTGTTTGAGCATTATATTCAGTTAAATCAATTATATACTGCTGCCAAGGTTGATTATAATCACCCAAGATTGATGTCCATGTACCTCCACTATCTTGTATATAAAATTGACTAGGTACTTCTGGTATTGTATCTATTACAAGATGATATAAAAGATTGTTTGCACCATAAACATAGAAATCATTTTTTACACCCTTCCAATTTGGTGCGTTGCTATAAGAAGAAACAATTTCTTTATCAGAAAAATTATAAATATATGGAATAAAATCAAAGTTGGCTAAATACTTATTGCCTCCATCATTCTGAAATAAAGAAATATTACTAAGATTACTTTCAAGATTTTTTTTAAATTGAAATATAAAGTTACCATCTATGTCAAAAAAATACTCATACTCACCCAATAAATCAGATTTTACTCGTTCAAGTATAGTATTTACTGTATCAGTACTAGATACTTCAATTTTTGTGTCTTTATTTTTTGGACTCAATACAACTTGTAGTGGTAAGATTGTCCCAGGATCTATTGGTGGAGAAAGTGCTGTTCCACTAGTTATTGGCGCAGCTGTACTAATATTAAAGGTTCTTTGTCCATAACTATTAATAGGTGTTGAATATAATGTAACTGCTGGAGAAATATAAAAAGTAAAATTACCACTACCTAAAATTGGTTTGCTTAATTGAATTCCGTTATCAAGAACTACTGAAACAGTTGAATCTGCAGATAACAAACCCTCTCCAAATTGATTTGTAAAAATCTGTACAACTGTCTTACCTATTTCAATACTAGCTGAAGATGCTGCTTGAGTTCCCACATAATAAATCCCATTTTGAGGGTCTGAAGATTGACCATCTCCATAAAAAGTAAAATCTTCTAATGGAACCCTCGTTAGAGATTCTGCATAATAAGGTACATCTAATACTACAACTTTCGATTCATCAATTCCCCCAAAATAAGAAACTGAGTCTTTGATAATAGTTTGATATGGTAAATTTTCATTTGTTATTGTATTAACAAAGTCAATATCATATCCAAGCTCCCCAGCTATGTCCCCATTCAATAACACCATTTTATCCTGAGCAGAAACTGATACTGAACTATCTTCAATTGAGTGGCTTAATGAAACATCAGTTGGTACAAAAACACCCAAATTAAACCAAATAATTGGCTCAGATAAAATTCGAGTCTCTTCAGTAGTAAGATCTGGAAACATTCCATAATAAGTGTTATTTTTCAAGCCAATTAAAATTGATATTTTTTTACTAATGGTTATTTCATTTGCTACTTCTGGTAAAAGATAAGTATCTGGATCTAGTACCAGAGTAACATTTATAGTTCTACGTATTGGACTATTACCATCAACACTCAAACTCCCAGTACTGACTAATCCCTGAATTTCTTTTATCTTTAATTCATTCCAAGTGAGTAAATTAATTTTTACATAAAGCTCTCTATCTCTATTTAAAAATAATTCATCTAAGAACTCCCTATTATAAAACATCTCCTTTTCCCCCTGTACTAGAATTTGCCTGGTATTTTATAACCAATAAAATTGTATTCATAAGTTGCTCCCGAAGATGTATATGTTGTAGATACGCTAACTTGAGCAGCAGAAGGTGTAATTGTTCCAGAAGTTCCAGTTTTTTGCACAATATAGTGTCTAGTTGTCCCCGAATCAGAAACATAAAAATATTGACTTTCAGGTAGATATGTATCAGCAGACCATGGAATAGAAAATCCATCAATATTGCTTAATACATATAAATCAGTAGAATCATATTTCTTTTTTCGCAGCCCATATTTAACTAAACTTTCATACGTCATCTCACCTATTTCAGTTACAGTGCAAGAGAAATTATAAATTAATCTGCCTAATTCTGCAATAGGCTCAAAAGAAACATCTGTAAGCCTCACCAACATTAATCCTTCAGGCTCAGACTTAAAGACTTTAGGATTTCCATCAGTCAGCCAATCAATTAACTTCTTTCTAAACTGTCTCTCAACAATATAATTATCTCCACGACTAATATATGATTGTTGATTTATATTATTTTGTCCAAAATTTGAAAGTGTCGCATACGATGATGTGCTACCTGTAAAAATAGTAGGTCCATTTAAAAGAAAATCTTCGTATCGCTCATTAACGATTCTATTTTTAGCGTCTGATGATATTATATAGTTATCGTTGGAATCTCTAGTTAAATTACTAATCAACTCAGCGTACGTCAATCCTCTAAAAACTCTAGTAGGGTCTGAAACATGAGTAATAAGAGCAGAAAATTGAAATTGTTTATATCCAATATTAGAATTTCTTATAATAAATGGAAACTTGCCCCCAATGGTTTCAATAAAAGCATCTTTTCTAACTTTTGAAAGACCAGTCACTTGGCCATTATAGATAAAATTAATTTGAATATCATCTTTTCCGTAAAAGAAAGAACCAGTAAAATCAGGAATTATTTGAGGTTGTATGCTGGTAGTTGTTGATGCACCCCTAGAAATAATCTCTCCTGAGTTATTTATTGTAGCACTTTGAAATTTATATTTATATAACATACCAGGCTCAATTAAATAATCATAAAAATATTTTTTTGCAGAAGTTGTTGTGCTCATATTGGCAGTTTCAAATACAGCAATAGTTTTAAAATTATCGTAGCCTTCATCAAAAGAAGAGCGAAGTAAAACTAAAGCGTTGCTAGTAGTGCCAACATTGCTAAGCTCAAATTCCATGCGGCCATTCTCTCTGTCATTTGTTGCGATAAAATCAACTGTTAATGTAGCTAGAGTATAGTCAGCAGTTAATTCATATCTTTTTGTATATTCAAAACCACTTTCAGTCTTAAAATAAATAGATAGATAATATGTTGTATCATCAGCAAGCGAAATGTTATTAGTCCAAGTTACTGATGTTTGATGCAAATATCTTTGATACTCAATTAAACCACTACCATCAATCTTAGTTTTAGAATTATCATATAGTATAAATTCATATTGTAGCACAGTCTCTTCTTCGTCAAAAGGATATTTAAATTCAAATGTAAAAAATTCTGCACTTGCTGTATTTGAGGCAGTATATAAAGCATAGCTATTTGTTGTTCTAGATTGAAAACCAACTATACCTAAGTGCTCTTCATTTGCTGAATTAAATCCTATTAAATTAGAAATAAATACAGGCTTCATAATTGTTTGGTAGGACCAATCTGATACATATTCTCTAGAAGTTTCATTTAAAAAAGTTTGCCCTATATAGAAAGAGACAGTTGAAGTTGTTGTTTGTGTGCTTGCTGCACTTAGAGTTATTGACGTACCACTTATAGAAGCAACAGTAACACCAGGCAAGATTCCAGGACCTGATACATTGAGACCAGGCAATACACCATTAGCACTAGAAACTGTGATAACAGCACTTCCAGTAGTAACACTTGTAGCCCCTCTTATTACAACTTGCCACGTGCTAGATGTATATGAGAAACTATTATTAGCAGTTAGATTTATTAGTTTAATCTGTGAGCGATAATATTTATTAATTCCAGAATCTTCTACTAAACTAAAATCATTATAAGTTATATTTCTGTATGTTGTTGGACCAGTTCCTGTTACAATTTTAGGAAGATTATCAGAGGGATCTATTCTAATATTATTTACAGCTACTGTATTTGCTTGCTGAATAAATAAATGAGCAGGGACTTCGATATAATTTCCCAAGCTGTTACTTTGTTTTGCTGCAATGAATGTTCCTGTTGAATATTTGCCAACGATAGGGTTCGTTTCAGAATCTAAACTTAAAAATCTAATTCCAATATGGCTATACTCATTTTCTTGATTTAATAGAGATATATCATAGTAAAATTTAAATTTATTCTCACTTGCAGTCTGATCTGCAAAGGGATCATTGGTATCATCATATAATTTAATTGGTATACATTCAAATCCATCTATTTTTGATGGAACTGTAGGCAAATAGAGAGTCATTTGCAACCTCCTTGTTCATCTTATTAAATAAAAAAAGGTAGAGCATTATCGCCCTACCTTAAATAAAATATGCCTCAATAGATTTGTATCATTCAACCCACTAAATTTGGCGGCTCCCATATACACGTATCTTCATTTAAGATCCAATCTGGTTCAGGGCAGGGTGGAATAAAAGCATCTCTAATTTCATCATAAGTATAACCTACTCCAGCATAATTTTTTCTAAATGGAACTCCACCTAAAGAATGGGCACCAGCAATAGTATTATAACTAGTGCGCTTACAAGTTTTACGTCTAAGGTTGCCATAATATTGCTCCCAGTCAACGCCACCTTCATTCTCATCTCTTCCAGTTATAACTTCTACGACAATATTATTTTGATCTAAAAAAGCATAGTGACCCATCCTTTACCTCCTAAAAAGATATATTACCACTTCCACCAGTGAAAGTGTATATTTTAAATTGATTTACAACTAATTTATTGTAAGTAAGCCCTGGATCAATTTCTTTAATGTCGCTTCTGTTAGCTGGATATCTTATAATAACTACACCACTTCCACCATTTCCACCAGCAGTATTATATCCGCCTGCACCGCCACCCCCAGTATTAGCTGTAGCATTTCCTCCGCGAGCATTGCCCCCTCCACCTTGGCCACCATTGCCATTTGTGATATTACCCCCAGCTCCACCACCACCTGCATAAAATACTGGAAAACCAGTTATATAAGATAGAGCGCCTATCCCACCATTGCCTCCAGTATTAGTAGAGCCAGTAACTCCTGCAGCTTCTGCACCACCGCCACCACCAAATCCACTACCTCCAGTAGCAACAGCAGAGCCTCCATTATTTCCTAGACCAGCAACTCCAGAGCCAGGTGTTCCTGTCGTAAATGGGCTTGTAGTTGCAGAGCCTGCTCCACCACCAGATCCACCATTTCTACCACCCTGCGTAGTATTACTAAATCCACCTCCACCTCCGCCTTTACCACCAATACCAAAGCTACCAAAATTTGAATCACCACCATCATTTCCTCGGCTATTGCCTAATGCGCCCCCCGAACCACCAGCTCCAATTGTAATATTATAAGCAGCACCAAGAACTATTGAAGTAGAGCCAACGGAATATCCGCCAGCACCTCCTCCTCCAGCACCTCCACCACCACCGCCGCCAGAAACTACTAAATATTCAACTTCAGTAACGTTAGTTTCCCTTAGTAAATTTTGAACGCGAGGTCTAAAGAAACTATCAAAACTATAAGACATCAATAGTCTCCTCCATGAATAGTAATCTGTAGCCCTGCGGAAGCAGTTGTTCCTATTGTTGCATTTATTTTATAATTTGCTGGTAAATATGGTATAGGTGGTATTGTTTCTGATGTATTGACCGTTATTGTTACATTATAGTCTGTTAAAGCTGCTATTTCAGAAACCGTACTCGCAGCAACTGTAACTTCATGTATTAGAGAATTATTTGTTGCAGTTGCATTTGTACTTCCATTATTTATAAAAAAGCGCACAACAGTAGCTGAATTTGTTCCAAGTGGTCTAATCTTTATTTGATCAATCCTAGATCCATCAACTCCAGCAGTAAATATTGTACTAACTGTTGTTCCCGTTCCATCTTTCAATATATTAGAATTTGTTAAAGTCCCCCAACTCACTTTAGGAGTTAGGGGGAAGATTGGTTGTGTATTTGCTGCCATTATAAAGCCCCTCCAAAATTTTTATATGAATATACTATCGAACCAACGTCACGATTTGTATAATAACTTCCATGTTGCCCATCTAATAAATCTGCATTTAGATTGATAACACTAGTTGTAGAAGATACTGTAAACGGCGCTATTCCTGACGCAACTGTTGAAATAAAAGCTGTGGCGCTAACCTGTCCTAAAACTTCTAGTTTTGTACTTGGATTGGTAATGCCACCTATACCAATATTTCCACTAGTAGCTTTTATAACCATATTCACAGGACTTGCATACATTCCAGTAAAATATAAATCTGCTGTTGAGCCCCCAGAAAAAGCAGCAGCACTTTGAAAATAATTTATACCTCCAGCAGTAACAAGTCGTATTATTGAGTTTGCATCTTCTGCTACAATTCCTGCATTTGCAGGAACATAAAGATGTAAAAGTTCAAATGGCGCTTGGGTTCCAATACCAACATAACCACTAGAATTTATGCGCATGGCCTCAACGCCACCCTCAACAAATCCTATTGTATCAGCTGTTGGAAAATATATTCCAGTATTAGTATCATTTATTGCAGCGAGAGCAGGAATTGTTGTAGAGCCAGTTCCTACATAAATATTAGCAGAAGCTGTTAAATTATTGACAAAAATATTACTAGATGTAATATTTATTGTATTCACAAAACTTGATGTTAAAGAACTTGCACTTATATTTCCAGTTACATTAATTGAAGAAGCTGTAATTCTTGTAGTATTTATTGAAGTTAAATTAGCTATAGAAGAAGTTAATAAATTTGTACTTATGTTTGAAGCAGTTAAGATTGTAGCATTTATTGTAGAAGAAGTTAAAATATTACTACTAATATTTGAACTTGTTAAAGTAGTAACTTCAATATTACTTGTTGAAAATCCACCATTTAAATCTCTGGATACTAAGGCGCTATTAACATTGCTACTTGTTGCATTTGTTCCTATTGTAATAAAATCAATTGTAGCACTACTTGTTAATATTATACCATATCCTGCGTTCAATGTCAAGGTGTCACCAGGGTCATCAGCAATTACAGCACTTTGCCCTGAAATAGAAATAATCCCAAAGGCACTGGCGGCCGAACCTCCAGCAGATGCATTAATTGTTAGAGTGTTAGTTGCATTATCAGTACTTAATGTTATATTAGTCCCACCTGCAACAGTTAATATAGAATTAGGAGATGCAGCTACAAGATTATTTTGTCCTGATACTGATATAGTGCCAAATGCGCTTCCGCCTCCACTGCCAGTATTTACACCAATAACGTGACCATAAGTATCAAAAGTAAGTCCATTAACAAATACTCCGCTAGTTGTTGTTACATCTGCAACTGTTGAAGTGTCAGCATGTGAAATGGTTATTGAGGCTGTAGCAGTTTGATTCAATGTAAATGAACCTGTACCAGTAAGGCCGCCACCTGAATTTATGTTAATTGTTACATCTGAAATTGTTGGTTTGTTTGTGATATTAGTATAATCAAGGTAATATGAGCCATGCTGCCCATCAAGTAGGTCTGTATTTAAGTTCGTTACTAGAGTTGTTGAAGATACTGTTAATGGTGGTGTGCCAGTTGCAACAGTTGATATAAGTGAAGTTGCACTTATTATTCCAGCAACTTCTAGTGTTGTGCTAGGTGTTCTAGTGCCAATACCCACTCTATATCCTTCAGGAAAAATTGTATTGCTAAATATACTTACAGTACCTAATGAACCAGCAGTTGTACTACCCATTACTATATTTGTTATTGAGCCACTTAGACCCCTAGTACCAATCTGAATAGTCTGCCTCAAACCACTACTGACAGTACCCACTGCTATGCTAACCGTATATGAGGCTGTTGAGCGACCTATAACAATTTCTGATGATTGTGTAGGCCCACCAATTAGAATTGAGCCAGTTTCTATACCTGTTCCAATATTTATATTAGAAGTCTTTACAGCAGTTCCTATATTTGCAGTACTACCAGCTGCCCCATTTAATGATAAGGCCGCATTTGCAGTTAGTGTACTATTAAATGTTGAGGCTCCTTCAGTAGTTATTCCATTGTAAACAGAAAGCGTAGAATTCATTCTTACAGCATCATAAGCAAAAAAGTTTCCTCGAACATTTAAATTTCCGTCTACTGCAAAATTACCTACATTAATTATAGAGCGAGCATTATTGGCATATTGATAAACTCTGGTATTACCAGTACCAACTACATATGTATAACTAGCTGTTGAATTTAAATTTGTATACATGCCAAGAGGATTACTTTCTTCAAAAAGTACTGGAAAAGCACTTTTAACAACAGAGCTAGTTATTGTAAAGGGAACAGAAAGTTCAAATTGAAATATAGAATCAAGACTATTATCTAAAATAAACATTCTAGTTCCATCAGAATTAAAATTTATTGCCTGTGGATTATTAGAAGGAGATAGTGATCTTGAGACTGAAGCATAAACAGCTGTTGAAGAGCTCCATGCAGTTCCTAGTGAATACTCATGAACCCTATCATTTGTTGTTCCAACCATAAACATTTTAGTTCCATCATTATTAAACGCCAAGCCAGCTGCTCCTGTATCTTGACTGACAACTGAAAATGAAGTAGAAAAAGTCATGCTGCCAGGTGACACATTCCAAGGTGTCGTCAATCTAAATTCTCTAACAACATCTGAAGTTCCACCTAATACATAAACTCTTGTTCCATCATCTTTGAAAAATAAATCATTTGGACTACTATCGCCAATATTAAATGAGGTTGTATAGAGAGCAGCAGTACTAACTATCCAGGGTGTAGATAAACTATATTGAGCTATACCATCTCCAGAACTTCTTCCAGTTATAAACATATATTGACCTTCAGGACTAAAAAAGACTCCTTGTGGACTAGGCTCTTGACCTGATACTGAAAAAGATATTCCAGAATAAGAAAGTCCTGTAACGGATACATTTTTAGTTATTATATCATTTGCATTTTGAGTCCTTATAATTATAGAATCAAAGCTTGCAGTACTACTTGTTAATGTTATAATACTTGCACTACTTGCTGTCAATGTATTTACACTTATATTTGTTGCAGTTAAGGTTGTTATATTTAGTTGACTTGCTGTTAGAATATCTACACTAATATTACTAGATGTTAAATTTATTGTATTAATAATACTAGCTGTTAAAATATTTGTACTAATATTGGAACTAGTTAAAGTCGTTATATTAGCAAAGCTAGCAGTTAAAGTATCTGTACTTATATTTGATGCTGAAAGAGTTGGAATATTTAATTGACTCGCAGTTAATATATTAACACTTATATTTGAAGCTGTTAAAGTATCAACATTAATAAAACTAGATGTAATTGAACTAGCACTAATATTTCCAGTTACATTTAAAGAAGAAGCAGTAATTCTAGTTGTATTAATTGAAGTTAAATTTGCCACACTCGAAGTTAAAACGTTTGTGCTAATATTTGAAGCTGTTAAATTAGCAATATTTGCAAAACTAGCAGTCAATATATTAGTACTTATATTAGAAGAAGTTAAAGTCGTAATATTTCCAAAACTAGCTGTTAAAATGTTTGTACTAAAATTAGAAGTTGAGAAATTAGATACATTTAAATTTGTTGCAGTTAAATTTGAAACAGTTATATTTGTTGCATTTATAAAACTAGCAGTTAAAATATTTGAGCTTACATTTGAAGCTGTTATAATTGAACTATTTATAAAACTGGATGTTATGGAACTTACACTAATATTTCCTGTAATATTCATCGAAGAAGCAGTAATTCTAGTTGTATTAATTGAAGTTAAATTTGCAACGCTTGCCGTTAGAATATTTCCACTAATATTTGAAGCAGTCAAAGTGGTCAGATTTAATGAGCTTGCAGTTAATACATTTGTACTAATATTTGAAGCAGTTAAATTAGTAATATTTGCAGAGCTAGCTGTTAAAATATTCCCACTTATATTTGATGCAGTTAAAGTAGTTAAATTTAAAGAACTAGCAGTTAATACATTTGTACTAATATTTGTTGAAGTTAAATTACTTGTAAAAATTGAGCTTGCACTTATATTTCCAGTTACAGTAAGATTTGAGCTAAATGTAACATTACCTATCGCAGTCAGATTTCTTGCACTGATAAGTGTTGTAGATTGTAATTGAGAAGTAGTTATACTTGTTGCATTTATTACAGTTGATGTTAAGCTTGCGGCTGAAACATTATTAAAATTAGATAAACTAGCTGTCAAAACATTTGCACTAATATTAGTAGCTGTCAAATTTGCTATACTAAAAGAACTAGCTGTTAAAACATTTGCACTTATATTTGAGGCAGTTATTATTGAACTATTTATAAAGCTAGATGTAATAGAACTTGCACTAATATTTCCAGTTACGTTCAAAGATGATGCTGTTATTCTTGTAGTATTTATTGAAGTTAAATTAGCTACACTAGCTGTTAATGAATCCACACTTATATTAGAACTTGTTATTAAACTAGCACTTAAAGAGCTGACACTTATGTTTCCTGTAACATTTATAGAAGATGCCGTAATTCTAGTAGTATTAATGTTTGTTAAATTAGCTATAGAAGAAGTTAAAATATTTGAACTTATATTAGAACTAGTTAAAGTTGTAGCATTTATAAAACTAGATGTAATAGAGCTAGCACTTATGTTTCCTGTCACATTTAGAGAAGAAGCAGTAATACGAGTAGTATTTATTGAAGTTATATTTGCCACACTTGAAGTTAAAATATTTGCACTTATATTTGAAGCTGTTAAATTGGTAACATTTGCTGTACTAGCTGTTAAAATATTTCCACTTATATTGCTTGCTGTAAAAGTTGTTACATTTAATGAGGCAGCTGTAAAAGAATTGGCGCTAATATTAGTGGCTGTAATTGTGCTTGCCGTCACGTGACTTACAGAAAATCCACCACTTGCATCGCGCGATACAATAGTATTGGCAACATTAGAGCTTGTTGCATTACTAGTTACAGTAAAACTGGAGTTTCCACTTTGATTAGCAGTAAATGTGGCCGAACCCCCAAGCCCCACTCCAGATGTAGCTAAAGTTAATGTGCCATCGCCAGGTGTTGCACCAGAAGCTGCAATTGTAAGAGTATCTGTAGTTGCATTTGTCGTAAGTGTGATTCCGCTACCTGCAGTAATAGTCAGTATATCAGAAGCTACTTCAGCAACAATTGCGCTTTGTCCTGAGACAGAAATTGTACCAAAAGCAAAAGAACCTCCGCCGCTCCCAGTGTTTATAGCCTCTGCTATTTTTGCAGAGCGCGATATTAAAATCTTTTTATTAGAAAAATTATTGTCAGGTACAAGCATATAAACTTCTTCGCCCACATTAAAAGAATCATTTTTTAATGAATAGGCATCATATTCCACACCTTGATAAGATACTCTATATAAATTTTTAGTCTCATCATCGCGCGAAACAATTTGTACAATTACAGATCTATCCAACATTAGTTGAGCTATTTTTCTATCTGTAATTAAATGTATAGAAGTAAAAATCTCTTCTAATATTGCATCATAACTGTTCATAATCGACCTCACTTCCTTATTATCCCTATTTATTATAAAAAAGATAGGGGATAGATTTAAAACCTATCCCCACAATATTAATATGATTTTGTTCGATACGCGTATTGAAGTGCCTTTGTAGACATAGAAGAAAATGCTTTCTTAATTTCATCTGCAGAACTAACATTTGGAAACTCAGCATTAATAGTAATATTTTGACCTGTATTAGAAGACGCATTTGTAATATTAGGAACAAATCCTCCAATAATTCTGGGCATAGAGCGAGCTATGGAAACAGCATCAAGTATATTGCGTGTATCCATTTTATTTAACACAAGCTCTTTTTCATGCAAGACGCCAAGTTTTCCACCATCAAAACTACCTGTATATCCACCTGTCTCCATCTTAACAATGCGATCTCTATATGCCTTTGCATCAGAAAGTATTTTCTTTTCTGCAGCAGTCAGTTTATCTCCCTTAGCCTCATAATCTGCAATTATAGTGTTTGCACGAGCTATTTCTGTAGCTTTAAATGCTGGATCAGAAGCAATCCTAGCAAATAAGTCTGCACCATGCGGAGATTTTCCACCTGTCCCATAGACTTTTGCAGTTGTTACTGTTTGTTGTATAGCTTTAATGCCACGTTCTTCATAAAAATCTGGAATTGCAGCAGCTATTGCCTTCATCTCTGGAGTTTGGTATCCACTTGCTATTTTTGCTCCAAATGCTTTTAGAGCATCAATTAATCTATCATTAGACTTTACTATGCTAAAATTAGATTGAATTAATAGCTGTTCAGAAGAAATAACAGCATCGAACTCACCTTGAGCTGATGCACCTATAGCCTCTCTCTGTCTCGCAGTTAATACTTGCGCTGCTTGAGCAGTTGTCATTCTACCTGCTATAAGCCTGCTTGCGATATTACTCTTACCCTCAGCAACAAGAGCACTGATTGTTTTAGCCTTGACAACATCTTCACCTTGAGCAGTTCTCTGAGTTCTTAATTCACCCAACAACGCCTGAGCTCTACTTACATCCTCTCCACGCAAAAGCATTTGTGGAATTTGCTGCTCTAAATTAAAGATATTATCAGAAATTTCTCTATAGCGAGAAATGGATTCTTTCTCAAATTCAGCTGCGGCTTGCATAGAGGCCTGTCTGCCATCTTCGCCACCTGCAGTGGGTGCAAATCTATATTGACCCGAAGGCGCACGCGTCAATCTTAGTGGGCCACTTGTTTGCTCGCCACTTAAAACTTTTAATAGATTTATTTGAGCGCGTGTAGAATCAATTACTTGTTTTGTAAGTTTTACATCTTTTATTTTACCTTGAAGATATTTAAGATTTGTTTTATATGTTTGGTCAGTAGATTCTTCAATTTCTTTTTGAATTTCAAGTTCTAGTTGAGTACGTTCTATTAACTGCTCATGAGTATCAATAAGCTCATCAATTAAGCGCTGACGCATTTCATATTGACTTTGTAGAACTTCCATATTTGCAGTTCCATAGAGAGCAATATTGTATTCATCTACGGCACGTTTTTTAATAGATTCATTGACTTGATCCATTAAGTTGCGCTGCTCGATATAAAGTTGATTCTGTTCTTTTATAAGCAAACTTTTTTCAAACTCACTTAATTTTTGAGTTTTTAAAATAGTGTCAATTTCAATTAATCTTTTTTGATTTCTATCATACAATTGTTTTTGTTGTGCAATAATCATGTCTTGAACTTTTAAATATTCAGCACTTTGTTCAAGTCTATTTCCTAATTGAGATTCTAATTTTGCTATATTTGTTTCAATATTTTCTTTATCAGTATCATAGCTTAATTTTTTTAAATTATATATAGCTTCTTCGTCAGCTAAAATATTATTAGTATATTGAGCATCTAGAGCAAGAGCTTTATTCAATTCATCCTGTAAGGATTTGCGTTTTTCAGCAGTCATCTTACCTTTTAACTGTTCTCGCAAACCTTTTATGATTTCAATATTACTACGTTTTAATTCTTTAGTTGTATTAATTTGTTCTCTTAAATTTGCAGCAGTTGCATGAACAACCTGCCGCTGTTCTTTACTTCCATCTTTAAATAGTTTTAATCGTGACTCTAAACTCGCTTGCTCAGCTTCTAAATTTTGTAATTTTTCTGTTAAATCAATAAGCTTAGTAATTTCATCATTAAGTTTTTTCTGAGCACCTAATATTTTTTCATATGTTATTAATTGCTCTTTCATTGCCTCAGTAAAGATGCCTTCTTTTCCATATGGATCTTTTTTCTGCGCAGCCTGAAGCTCATCAATTTTTTTCTGTGTTAATTCTATACTACCCTGATATTTTGTTAATTCACTCTGCATACGTCGATTTTCATCAACAAATATATCTGCATCTTGAGCACGAAGCTGAATTAAGCGTTCCATTTGCTCTGTATATGCTTTTGTTCCACTTGTTAAACCAGCCAAAGTTTCTTCGGCTTCTGAGATTGCTCTTTGACGCTCAGCACGCTCAGTATCATACATACCAAGAATCTCAGCAATAGGATCTCTAGGTTTGCCACCTTCAGTAATTGCTGTAGCATCTATACCTTCTTTTTTACCTATATTTAAAGCGCCCCAAAATTCTTCATAAACACTAGAACCTTGGCGAATCTTTACACTTGAAGTTTTGCCAAAACCAACTGTTAAAGCTTTTAAGTTTAGATCTTCTAATGCACGCATCTCAGCATCATCTAGTCTAACTCCAAAAACACCAACATCAGAAGGATCTAATTTACTTAAAAACCCTTGAATTTTATAATAGTCCATCTGTATATCTAATAGTTCTTGAAATTGCTGCTCCAAAGGTTTTTTAGAATTCCTAACTGCGTCAACAATGGAGCCCATCTGTGTTCTAACTTGATTACCAGCCTCACCAAAATTAGCTGATATTAATGCATCATTTAAATCTTGCAAAGGATTTCTAACCCCATCAGCAAGGTCTTTTCCACTAATAACTAATTTTCGCTGCTCTTCGTTCAAAGCTTCATAAGCTTTTCTAAAACCTTCTGTACTTTCTAGAGCAGCATCGAGAACTCTTTGATAGTCTTCTTCAAAATCAAAACCATGCTTTTCTAAAAGATCTCTTCTATCTTCTTCAGTTGCCCCCATAAATTGTTTAAAAATTGAAGAGTATCCACTTGTTAAATCTCTAATAAATTGTTCTTGGGTAGAAAGCTTTTCTCCAGTGCTCGCTAAGCCCTCACCAAAATCTTTGTAAAATTGTAAATATGCCTCATCCTGCTCACCTATGTCTAATTCTAAAATTGAGGCAAGTCTTTCTTTAGCACTTTCACCAGTATCTAAAATTATATCTTCATTTCCAGAGATTATTGCCTGAAGACCACGCTGTGTATCAGCTAATTTATCTGGATCTAAAGCTCTATCTGCATCAATATAAAAATTTAAAAGTCTTTCTCCATATTTCTGAATTTGTAAACCATGCATCTCAGCCTTTAAAGCATTATCTTTCATGCTATTGGCCTGCTCATCCAAAGATGCTCTAGCTGCTTCAGACATGAGTGCATAAGCTTGAGAAGTTCTATATATGCCAGAAAGTAGCTCTTCATTATTGAAGGTTACCTCAGTGCCACCACCGCGCCCTGTAATACGATTCACTGTACCAATATTATCAGTTAATTGTGAAGGAGATACACCAGTACCAAGGTTTATTTTATACTCTCCCTCAGCCTCTTTTGCTGCTTTTGCTTGTAACTGTTGAGCTGTTTCAATCAACTCAGGAAGCTTCAGTGCCTCTCGCTCTTTTTCTATTTCTAATTCCTTATTCTTTAATTCAACTAATTTTGTTATATATTCAGTATCCCTTATTATTGCATTACCATAAGCATCTTGACCTATTGCAATTTCGGGTAATATTTCAGCTAATTTATTTGATGCCTCTACATAAGCATAACTATCTTTTTCAATACCTGGTCTAGTTATTATATTTACAAGCTCTTCAATTTGACTTCCGCTAGTTTCAAAAGCTTCATTGATTGAAGTTCTCATTTTATCCATATCAGATCTAACTTGAGCAGCTTCTTTATTTACACTAAAAAAAGATAAGGTCAAGGAACCTAAAAGACCAACCAACATTCCTATAGGACCAAATAATGCGCCAATAGCTGGCAATAATGAACCAATGATACTGACTGTTTTTTCACCTGTTGTTAAATTTTCATTTGTAACAGCAGCTGCAATATTAGGTACTGCTAATGCAGTACCTAAAATACCTCCTCCTGCACCTCGTGCAAGTTGGCGACCTCTAATGGCCTTTTTTTCTTCATCAGTGAGTTTATCATACCCACCAGCTCTTTCCATTGCTTCTCTTTGTCCTGCAGTTGCGCTGGCATAAACTCCGCCACCCAAAATTCCATATCCTTCTTTAAAACTGCTTGAAAGTCCAGCAGTTTTTAAAGAACTTTTCAATGCCCCTGTAATTCCTCCAGTTGCAGCTGTTGATGCAAGAATTGCAGCACCAACGCCACCTAATCCACCTAATATTTTCATAGAGGCTAGGGGAACAAGAATTGCAGCGATTTGTCCCAAAATATTAGAAAAAGCATTACCTTTTTCAATTAAAGTTGTAAAATTTCTAATCAATGCAGAAGTTCCATCAATTAGATCTTTAAATAAATCAGAACTTATTAATTCATTTACAAGACCTTCAAAATCAGCCTTTAATTGCTCTAATTTTGCTCCAATAGAGTCTAAATATCTTTCATTAGCACGCTGAGCTGCACCTGTTGAATTTGTTGCTATATCTGTTACCTCTGCAACTCTATCCCAATTCTCCACTAAAGCAATAAATCTGTCTCGCTGCTCTTTTCCAGCTATAGCCTCAATTAAAGCATTTTTTGCTGCATTACTATTTACAGTATTATATATTTCAGCAACTTCACCAAGGAGTGTTTGAACATCTTTAACGTCCCCAGTATATTCATCAATCAAACTAAAAGAAATGCCAAATTGCTTTGTTAAATCTTGGAGTTTATTAGTTATACCTTCAAATTCTTTACTACCAACTCGAACTTCTGCTAGATTACCAATAAGCGTTTTCATACCTGTACCAATAAGCTCTGGTGCTTGTCGAGTTGTTTCAGATATTACAGCAAGCATTGCGGCTGATTGTTCAGGGCTAAATCCAGAAACCGCAAAAGATGAAGCGGACTTTTTAAAAGCATTCGCAATTTCATCAGCGCTTGTACCAGTTGCTGCATCTAACTCAGCAAGCATATCTACAATTCGCTCACCAGCACGAGCACCATCAGTTTCTAGCATATTAAACGAATTCGCAATAGCTGTAATATAGTCAGATGTATCTTCTGCGCGAGCACCAGTAATATTGGCCAATTTAATTGATGCCTCAGCAAGTGCAGCAGCATTATCAGCAGCCAATCCACCTTGTTGAATAAAGATCAAAGAAGCTTCTGCGAAAGCCTTCCCAGTTGTTCCAAGCGATCTACCTGTCTCTATAGCCATTTCTTTAAAAATTTTCATGCTCTCAGCGCTTCGCTCAGATACAATTCCAATACGAGTCAATACTTTATCAAATTCAATGAATTGTTGAATGGCTGCCCCAATACCAGCCATTAAAGCAAAGGATGCACTATAAAGCGGAGCCTCTAAAAATGACTGCCCTAATGCCCTACGAGTTCTACTTATAAGAGTATAGCGCTGATCTTCTTTTTTATTTAAAACATCTTGGGCGCGAGCTTGCGCCTTCAATTCTTCTGTTAGCTTTCTGTGTTCGGCAGTAAGCTTTTTCATTTGCCTATTTGCTACGTCAGTATCAGCATTATAATCGCGAAAGGCTTCTTGTGCTCCATTCTTAAATCTACCCATTGCAACTCGCAAATCCATAAGCTGCTTTTTCAAAAGATTTAATTGTTCTGGAGTATTGCCCGCAAGATTTATAGGATCTGCCTCAATCTGATCAATCATTTTTTCTAAGCGCTTTAATTCTGTCTCAGCTGATTGTAAACCACGAATATCAGAATTATATGTAATTGTAACATTATGTCTAGCCATCTATATCCCCCTTTTATCTATAAGAATTTTCCTGTAATATTTATACTAATGGTATTTAATTTTTTTGCCTCAACAATAAGATTGGTTAAGCTATTAGATTTTTGCAAAAATTTATTAAAACTTAAATTTGGATAAGAACCCTTACCTTGCGCAACAATTTCTTCAAAATATTGAAAAAAGAATCTAAAAACAACTTTTCCAGTAGGTGGTCCTGTGCCACCTCCCCCAGTTTTCATAAAATAAATTATGTTTAAAGCTCTATTAAAATATCCACCAAAAGCATAACTTGCTAATAAGGATGCAATAAATTTTCTAAATAATAATCCATCAGAGCCTTTTCCTGTATATAAACTTGCCGCGGCCAATTGTTTTATATCGACTTTAAAATCATCTCCAACTTGTATTTGCTGCAGAGATAGTTCTTTTGCAGCTTTAAATGTACTGGGTTTATCTTGCATTGTTGTTTTCATAGAGAAATCTAATAAAACATCACTACCTTTAACTTTTATTAATAATCTTACGTCGCCCTTACCCTGCTTTGTCCATTTTCCACTATAACTATCATAAATAGTATCTAATCCAAGCGCCCGTTGTCCTTTATATTCTCTAGTCTTTCCTTGTATTATATCCTCAGTTTGTTTATCAATATCTGAAATAATCGAAAAAACTAAGCCTTCACCAATTGCTCCTGAAAGGTTTCCAACTTCTTTTTCCCATTTTAAATTCCCTTCCTTACTAATAACCCTATATGTTGAATCAATTAAAGTTTTCATATCTTCAAACTTTCCTTTTGACATTGCTTCATTAATACTCGTTATAAAGGAATCATAACCTCCTATTAAACTTGAAATATTGGGATCATTAGTAATACTATCTTTCAATTTTCCTGTTAGGCCCTTTTTCATCTCACCTTGGGCTTGCTCAAAATTTTTAACACTTTTAGCTATATCAATTAATTCTGGTAATCGTTGTATTTGTGGAATTTTATTTACCATATCTGCATAAGTTTCGTTTATGTCTTTAGCTATATTATTTATATCATCACCTTCTGTTAGTCCTAATTTTTCAAAGGTTTCTTTCTTTAAATCTTCTGCAACTGCCTTATATATTTTTTCTATTTCTTCATAGCTTACTGTATAATTTTTATTACTTACACTAAAAGATGTAATTTTATTTTCATCTGTATTACCAGCTTTTAAATAGCCATACTTATTATTTTTAAATTTATCAATTATAATAGTATTTTCCTCTGCCATATAAATCACTCCCCTAATAAAAAAAGCCCTCTTGTTATTTAAACAAGAGGGCAAGAATATTATTATATTTAGTTAGTCTTTTTTCTACTGCGAGTACTAGGCTTAGGGGCAGAAGTTGTGGCCATTAATTGTGCAATTTCAGAAGTATTGCTCATTGCTGAGGCAAAAGATGCTGAGTATGCAATAACTTGATCTTTGAACACATTTACAGTATCTAAAAGATAGTTATATTCTTCTCTAGGAATTGCATCAATGATAGCATCAAGTAATCCACTAGTAAATATCTTATCAAAATTTTCTAAAATATCAGAAACTTCACCTTCGTCAAAGCTAATATTCGTATAATTTTCAATTAAAAACATATGAAAATATGCACTACTTAAAACCTCATCAATAGTCCCATTTACTAGGGCGCCACGCACAGACAAATTAACGACTCCAGCTTTTGTCTCAACTGGCAAATATTGCTTTACTTCAATTTTAATACCATTAAATTCAATTTCTTTAACTTCAGAGCTAGGACTTAAATTAAACTCTTCAAATTTTGGCATAGTATCTCTCCTTTTTCTCTATTATATCATATATAATTAAATTTGTCAATAAAAAAAGGAGCCCGTAGGCTCCTAATTTATTAAATAATATCTGAACTTGAATCAGAAATTTCAAGTGTAAATAATACATCTTTAGTAGAATCAAATCTAGTTGGTGCTGGAAGAGCATCAATATTAAATGTAAATGTCGATGGGTCTCCAGTAGGCGCCATAGTAAATGTAAAGTTAGATTGAACTTTACCTTTTGGAATTGTGAATTGAGCAGGATAATCTTTACCATCAGTACCGCGGAAAAGAGTATTTGCTTCAATGTAATAATATCCAGCAAAACTACCAGCCTCGATAGTGTTACGAGTACCTGTTTGACCCACATAAAAGTCAACAATTACAGAAGAAGAAATTGAATTAGTTGATGCTGTAATTAAAACAGTAGAAACAGTGCTATTAGCTTTTGAAACAGCTAATGGTACACTTGTAGGAACAATACTTGAAATATCGCCTTGAGAGTCAAGGTTTAAAATTTTAATAAATGCTGAAGTTGTATTTGTCAATGAGCCATTGATACTAGGAATTGTAATAATAGAAAGTGTACCACTTACTGAGTTAACAGCCTTTTCACTTAAATGAATTTGAATAGTTTGATTAGTTACTAATCCAGAACCAGCCAAACCTGCAAAGCTTGCACGTGACATAAGCGCATCTTCAAACATAAAAGTTACAGTTTTATCGCCATCCCAAGCAAGTAGACGAGGATTACCGCGACCACCTTGTGCATATACAGTAGCTACTGTTTGTTCCATTGTAGCTGTCTTAGCTGAATCAAAGAAAAGAATTGGGTCATATTGACCATAAGTTACAGAACCTAATTTTTGGTCTGCTTGAGTTGCTTTAAAAGTAACATCAGTAATTTCGCGAACACCAAACTTCATTTGTTATTCCTCCTAATTAAAATTGTTTTGTCCACTCAACTAGCTCTATATCCTTTGCCCCTTGTAATAGGGCCTGTATTTGCATATTATATTGCTCATATAGAGTATATCTTTTTATCAAATTATGTATTTGATAAATAGTTAACCCAAGACAATCTTCAATACTTAAATTATTAGTACCTATTGTAAGTGTTGAGATAAGGTGAGAAAAAATATCCGAATTTTTTTGTGACTCTGCGCCCGCGAGACGCTCTTTTCTTTTTCTTAATTTTTCGGCAATTTCTCTTGCTTTTTTATTTGCAGGATTTAAATCTCCAGTAACTTGAGATTGTAGACAGAATATCTGTATTAAGCTCTCTTTTATAATCAAAAATTTTGGTTCGTCAATTATACATTCATGACCGAATGCATTGACAATAATAAATGTATCATAAAATTTTATTGAGTCTATTCCATCAATAATTAGAGTAAAAATATCAGCTATTGATTTTTGAATTGATTGTTCTTGATTAATAAAATACATAAATAAATCAAAATCGCTAATTTCAACATCAATATTTAATTTATCTTTTGAAATTAAAAAATAAGATAAAGATTGATAAAATTGTGTTTCTCCAAGTAGTGCAATATCTTTTATTTTTGGTTGATTTATACTAAAGCCTAATTCTTCAATATATATTGGAACCCCAGACATCAATTTTAAATTATCAATTTTCATAAATTATTGAAAATTAACTACTCTAAAAAACATACTGTAGCCCATCAAGTCTTCATTTATTATAAGCTGTGAAGAACTTAAAAATGTTATTGGCCCCAATGAGTCTAGTTTTGAATTATTAAAAATAGAATCTAGTTCGTGCATTATTTTAAATGGTCTTAGCATATAATCATCCATAATCCATACATCTGGTGAACAAATAATATCAAAACTTAATATAAAACTTTTAAAATTATAATCATCATTTATTGGAGTAAATTGATCCATATTAATTACTAAATAACTTTTAAGTAAATCATCTTTAGTTATTTTAGGCACCAATTTTATGTAATCATTTATCATTGCAACTTTCTGTTGATTTGTTAAATTAGATTCAGTATCAACATTAGAACTATTATAATATAATAATTTCACTAAAGTATCATTTTTTAAAATTCTATTAACAACCCTCTTTAAGTCTACACCAATATCTAGAAAACTATTTCTAGTTACAGTACTTTGTCTTGTTCCATCTGCATTATAAATACCCATAGGAACTCTCCTTTAGCTCAAGTCATTCAAAATTAAAGATTGTAATTCTGCAACGTTTTCATTAGAATTATCTGCTAGGCTCTCAGAAACATTGTCGACATTATTATTTATATAATTTTCCACTAGAGCAATTCTTAATATGCTTTCATTTTCCATATTATTTATAACAACGATCTCCCAAGATACACCATTTAAGATAACCCTATTATATCTTAGAAGATGTTGGGTTGCTGATGTTTTGCCAATAAATATCTCTATACTCCAACTTGGTCTATCTATCATAATGCTATCTCGTCTAAAATAATCGCTATCTTTTTCACCTGGTCCATTAACAACCACATACTGAGAATAGACAACATTATTACTATCTTTCCATTTTAGAAGAAAATTACATTGATGTATAGTTCCGCTAAAGTAAGCCTTCTGGGTTAAATTTTGGGTCATAACTAAATATTTATATCCAGTCCGTATCCAATCTACTGTCTTTCCAACATCCATTTGATTAGAAAAAGGTATTGATATATTTTTTATATCTTCGTTCCACTTTGGATTTGTATTTTCAGTAATTAATGCTAGTCTACGTTGTTTTGTCGGATCCTCAATAATTTCAACTTCTTCAGAACTCGGCGATTGCGCCAAAGCTTCCTCAAAAGATTTTTGAATTTGGACTATCGTATCAGTTGTTGGGTCACCTGTTAGACCTGAAGAAACTACTTTCCTTTTATATACATTTAAACAGTCCAATGGTGTATTCGTATTTATTAAAGTATTTCTACCAAAATATAAATATTGACCCGCAATTATTCCTTCTAAATTATTTTGAGATAAAGTTATCATATTTATAGAAGAAGAAATGCTAGAAATAGTTACAGAAGCTGTTAAACCCGAGGCAACAACAGACATACCAGCAGTTAATGTGGCAACAGAAGATAAAATAATTTTATTTTCAGGTTGAAATTTAATTAATGTAGAAGTTGTTATCGAAGCAGCTCCTGTAATACTAGAACTCCAACCAATTGTTGCAACTCCACCAGTTATTGATGCGGTTGTTACACTATAAGTTCCACTATAGCTAGTTAGACCAGATAAAGAAACAGTGGTTCCAGCTGGAAATGGAATTACATTTTGCCCATTAAATGTAGCAAAAACAGAATGACCATTTCCACTCAAAGAAGCTGGAACTAATTGTGTAGAAGCAGAGGCTGTTAATTCAATTCCTGATGGAGAGTTTTGACGATATAACCTGCCTTGAATAGTATCAAAGCAATTATAAAAATTATATATTTTTTGCATAAAATCACTCCAATCCATCGAGCGCAGATAGTACTTCAAAAATAGTTTTCCTATATAAATAAAACTCCTCTAATTGATAGAGGGCTTCTAATTTAGAAATAATTCCTATAAGTTTATATTCATTTATCAATGAGTTTAAGCCATTTAATTCAATTAAAATAGTGTGAAGATGCTTCTTCCAATCTAAATTTTCTTCTCTTAAAGGTAATAATTTAAAAACATCATTTTTTATTTTTTTTAGATACAAGGCCCAATCTTGTGGTGAAAATTCTTTTCCATATTTTGTAGTTATCATACAATTACATCCCTAGGATTAATAAGTGGGCTTGAGCCTCCAAGTGCTGATAAGTAGGCTTCGGTGTACGGATCTCCAATAGAGTAACCACCATATATAGAACTAATATCCTCAGTCCACCATGCCCCACCAATTACTGCAGAACCATAAATATATCCAGTACCAGAATATGCAAGACGCCATCTTTCTGTTATCGCTGAAGCTGCCAAGCCTGCATAATTTGTTTGAACTTTTCCAGTATTGGCGTTTATAGTTCTACGCTGATACATTCTTTGCATTTTTTTATTATCTTGTTCAAAATATTTTTTAACAGCAATAAGCTTATCAATGTGATTTGCTTGAGAAGTAAACTGAAAATCTTTCGACGAATACTTCATTCTTGTTAAATTAACAGTTAAAATTTGTCTGCTTAGCCATTCAGTTGCCATAAGACCAGCAAAAATATCTAATTCTTCTAAAGTTAAATCTATTAAATATTTTCCATACGAAACAACAGAGCCATCTGCCGCAACCATTCCAATCGCTTGAGTAGAATAGTTATATAAAGCAAATTTAGGCCATTCAAACCGAGGAAGAATATCTAAAAAAATAGACTCTAGATTTTTAAAAGTGTCTTCTAGAGTCCATTCAAGATATAAATCATCTGTAATTTTGGATAAAAATCTACAATATATTGCGTAAAATGGAGTACCTGATTGTCTCGTATAGGTGTCTTGTGCTATAACTAATGTCCCAGTATCGCTTGCTGTAACCTTAAATGTTGTGCCATTTGGGGAATAAAACCACAGTGGCACATATTCAGGGCTTACAATAAACTCTTTATCAACAAGTTCAACATTTCCAGTATCTGTTAATCTCAAAGTATATTTTTCGCTCAGAGCAATACACATAACTCCAATAGCATTTGGATCTATATTTTGAGCAATAACCATGGTTCCAGAATTGTTTACTGATATGTTATATACTGTATTGTTGATATCTGGGGCGATAAGATTCAAGCTCCTAACGATCATCATAATCCCCCTATTCTGATGGTACTTGTACTAGTGGTTCCGAAGGTTGTAAAGGCTTGCTTTTTCTTGTTGATTTAGGAGCAGAAACTTTAGCTTCGGTTCGTCTACGCGAAACCTCTGGCTTTTCTTCAGTAGTTTCTTCTATTGAATTCTTTAACTCCTGTATATTCATTGAAAATAAAGTATTGAAAAAATTTACTCTATCTAAAGAATTGGTGTGCAATATAGCATGGTGTTTAATCATACTAGCCAATCCTAATGGTCCAAATTCAAGGGCATCTAAAATTTCTTCCTGAGTCCCATTTAGTACTAAATTTTTTGCATCTTCTTCCGTATATAAATATTCTGGGTCTAATGGAAGTTGCAAAGCTTCTCGAACTTTATTATCCCTAATCTGCAGCCTTTCTTTTAAAAGAACAGCGCCGCCTGGATGATTTGATAATTGATAAAGCTCATGAAATGTTAATATTTTTAATTCATTGGGTCTCCATGTTCTATTGACTTGAGGGTCTGTTAAGCTATATGCAACAATTCCAGAACCAACAGCCCACACTTTGACCTCCATAGTGCCTGTAATGCCGTCGCCTAAAAAATCATATGGATCTTTTCTAATACTCATATAATGCCTCCTTTTATTCTATTATATCATATTTTTTGTTTTTTGTCAATAAAAAAATGGGAGGGGAGCGAAAGCTCCTCACTCCCAGAATTAAAATTATTAAGTAATCATTCTTGTAAATGTAGGTGTTTGTGAACCTGTGCCATATACAAAGATAGGACCAGTATTTGTAGGGTAAGTACCCAATGCAGTATCATTATATACAGCGATACCAGGTTGTGCAATCATAGTTACGCCGAACTTTTTGAATACTTGAATTTCTTTTGACCAGTCACGATTTGCAAACTCTTCAACAACAGTGTCGCCTTCAAAAGCAACTTTAACAGGCTTGTCGTCGCCAGCTGGAATAATCCATGCATAGCCCGCAGGTACAAC